GGCTCCCTCAAGGATGGTCAGTTCGTGTGGGCGCTCGCCAAAGTGAAGGAGAGCTTCACGGTCCTGAAGAAGGATCAGATCGACGCCTATCTGCTCTTTACGAACCCGCACAAGGTCGGCCACGCGCTCGACGTCCGGTTCACCCCGATCAGGGTGGTCTGCAACAACACCTTGTCGCTGGCCCTTAACCGGGAGTCCCGCAATCAAGTGAGCGTCGCGCATAACCAGAAGTTCGACCCCGAAGAGGTCAAGCGCACGCTCGGCATCTCGAGCAAGATCCTGGCTGAGTACAAGGAGCGGGCCGAGTTCCTGGCCAAGCAGCGCGCGAAGAAGGAAGACGTCGTCACCTACTTCAAGCGCGTGTTCGACATCAAGGAAGGGAACCAGGACACGCCGGCCGGCAAGGCGGTTGCGGAGCGCTCGCGCAAGCAGGTCGAGCAGCTCAAGCAGCTCCTGCACACCCAGCCCGGTGCCGAGTTCGGCGCTGGCACGTGGTGGCAAGCCTTCAACGCGGTGACGGTCCACGTGGATCATCACGCCGGCAACGATCCGGACGCGCGGCTCTACTCGGCTTGGTACGGCCAGGGCGCCGATCGCAAGAACCGCGCCCTGAAGCTCGCCCTCGAGATGGCGAGCTGACAGCATACGCGAAGGCAGGGGCCTGACGGCCCCGCCTTCTCCCAAGGAGCCCAGCCCATGAACACGTTTGTGCTGATCATCGATAACGGCGAGACCGAGGAATCGTCCGAACACACCACAAGGGCCGAAGCGGAGGAGACTTTCCAGAAGCGAGTCAAGAAGGGCCGGATCTTCGACGCCCAAATTCAAGAGATAGGCCCGGAAGGGGAAGTCGTGCGCACCTTCGTGCCTGAAAGCTGACAGCGCCCTTGGTCTCGGCATGACGCTTGCCGCGGGCGCCGCGAGGCGCAGCGCCGCGCTCGCCGGATCACTCGACTGAACCGCAAATAGGAGATCACGACCATGGCCGACATCAAAACGCTCGAGGAGCGCATTCGCGAAAACGCACGAAAGGAACTGAAGCGCGATCTGAATCTGGCATTCGAGGAGGCCCGGCTTTACACCGCCAGCTCGAGCTTTGGAAGAGGAACAGCACTCTTCATGCAGAAGGAAGATGGGCAATTCTATCCGGTTGCCAATCCACAACACGCAATCAATCTGCTCCAGACCGTCTGCTTTGAATCACTGGCCCCGCAATACGAAAAAGAAGCGCTCGACCGGTTCATGGCCCAGGCAAACAACGAGCGCACCCTCGCCAAACAGGACACCGAAGCTCTGGACGCCATTCTCAAGTTCGTGCGTCAGCAGTCCGAGGAGATGGACAAAAACGAAAGGTGCCCGACCGCAATCGACTGGAACGCCCTCTACACCGAGATCAAAAACGCGACCGGACACCGCGAGGAGTGGTAGCTCGCGGCGCCTCGTTGCCTTGTACGTCGAGTTCGAAGGAGTGACTCATGACCGAGACGTTTGAAGAGATCCGTGATCGATGGGAAGCTGAGCAGGCAAAACGACGCGAGATCAGCAAAAAATGCCTGGAGAAAAACAAGGCCGTCCTTTTGCCGATCCTGAAGGCCGCCGGAATCGTCGTTGTCGAGGTCGACTATGAAGGCGCGAGCGACAGCGGCCAGATCAACGACGTCAGTGCCTACACCGATGACAACGAATATCGGAGCCTGCGTCCCGGCCGAGGGTACGCGTTGCCGAAGGAAGCAGTGACGATCGAGCTTGCGAATTGGGACGGCAGCACGCGCGAATACACCAGCACTGTCGACGAGGTGATCCGTGAGCTCTGCTGGGATCTGCTCGAGCAGGAGCATGCCGGTTGGGAGAACAACGACGGCGGCCGCGGGACCTTCACATTCTACGTCGGCGATGAGCTGAAGATCGAGCTGGATCACGTCGACTATTTCACACACGAGGAGCACTCGTCACACGAGTGGTGAGAGCAATGGCGCATCCCTATCACCATGCCCTTTCAAGCGTGAAGAAGTGGGGCGGCACGGTCGACGATTATGTTCGCATTCACGAGTGGTTCGATGAATCGAAACAGATCCTCGCCGACTTCCGGCACCGTGCTCTGCGCCACCACGCCGAAGGCATCTACATGGCCGAGACGATCTTCGGCCGCACGATCACCTTGTCGACTGGCCGCGTGATCCCGACGCGCTGGATCGGCGAGCAGCACGTCATCGAGGACCTTGGCCACATTCCGTCCTTTGCCGACTGGGCCCGGGCGATCAAGCCCGAGCGCTGGATGGGCAAGCCGCTCAAGATCGAGGCCGAGTTGGAAGCCGCGAACCTGGATGGATGAAGCCACAATGACCTACGAAAACATCCTGTCGAAACGATGCCTTGAGATCATCGAACAGCAGGGGTGGACCGAGAAAGCCCTCGTGATTCAACTCGCGCGATTCATCAATCAGCACGGATTGAGCCGAGAGCTCGAACGGTGGTTCGTCTGCGTGGCCGCTGTCGAAAACGGAATGAAAAAGCGAGACACGAATAAGAGATGAACCGCACTCCATTCAGAATCGGTCCGAGCACGCACTCACAAGGCGGACGGCTGGCGTTCGGCTTCTATGTGGCGGACGCCGGCGGAGGCCTGGCTCTCATTTGCGAGCGCGCCGGACAGCGCGAGTACGTCGCCACCGTCAACCTCGCGCCCTACGGCTCCCGCCCACTCGCCGAGAACGAAGTCTGGCTCAAGGGCTGGTCAGAAAACGAAGGCGTGCCCGAAGCGCTGGAGAAAGCCGGCATCGTCAAGCTCACCAGCGAGACAATGCCGACCGGATTTGTCGAGGCGCAGCTCGCCATCGTTTCGGATGAGGTGATGGCATACGTCAGGAGATCAAGACGATGAGCTCATCAGAAGCCGCGATCGCACGTGCTAGAGCCGTTCTGGACTTCGAGCAGTTCTGCGCTCAGGCGATCTATCTTCGATCACGAGCCGACAATGCGACCGACTCTGACGAGCGGCGCCATTATGCTGACCGTGCCTTCCAAGCAGAAAATCGTGCTCGAAGCTGCGCCCTGAAAGCTTGGCCAAACACTGATCCAGAGGATTGGCCGCTGGACGGCAAAGGCATGCTCGAGGTCGCGGCCAGAATCGATGCGGGAGTGATCTGACCATGTCAACGCTCGAGCGCGGCTCCGCATCGATGTTCGCTGATCGCTTCACATACGATGAGAAGCTCACCATCAGCGAAGGCTGGGCGCAGATCGATACATGGCAGGACGCCTCCTACTTCGGCGTCTGGTGCAATCCGATCAAGCGCGAGATTTTCACCTATTGCGAGGGCGACTTGACGCTTGAGAAGTGCGAGAGCGACGAAGACTTTCGCGCCGCACTTGAGCACTGCCTGACTTACTACGATCGCCCTGACACTCCAACGAAAATCGATGCCGCCTTCTGCCCTGAGCTGGCCGAGAAGTTCTATGCGCTCGGAGTCCGGGATCGTGTTCACTGAGGGAAATCGAAAAAATGAGACGAGCGATACTCGCTGCCGCAATGGCGGCCATGGTGAGCCCGGCGGTGGCCGGCTCGCTCACTAGAGAAAGCACCGGAGCGGACTATGTCGCCGCGACCAATGCCGAAAAGCTCGAATGGGTCCTTCGGATGGGCGCGCTGCTGCACGAAAAAACAGGACGAGACCGGCTAAACACCGCCAGCATCATTGCCGGCTGCCTGTCATCAAGCCTCGAGATCAGCGGGACCAGAGAGGAGCGATCCGCAGCACGGATGCTCCGCAGGATGAAGCTTGCGGAGCTGACTGCGCTCTGTGTGGTGATGACGCCAGATTGACCGGAGCAGCGACATGCCCAGAAAACGGCCGCGGCCCGACTGTCACGTCTTCCTACAGGGCGAAGCGCCAGCAATCGGTATGGGCTTCCGCGGCATCACAATCGAATCTGTAGGCCGCAAGTGGGTGAAGATCCGCGAGACAGCGACCGGCCGCTCCGCCCGCATCGAACGTGGCGTATGGGAGCGGATGGAAAAGCGCACCACGGAGCAACTGACATGAAGGTCATCGCGTTCGATCCCTACAAGCCCGAGAAGAAGGTCATGCTCGGCCATGTCGAGCAGCGCGAGGACGGCTATCACTTCGTCCCGAAAGATGCCGGCCGGAAGGCGAGCAACCGCGGTCGGCCGACGCCGAAAGAAGCGATCCCGCTCTGGGTGAAGCAGTACGCCGAGAAACGCGATTGGACGGTTGCCATCGAAGAGAGCGACAATCGCAACTCGAAATAGCGAGGAAACTCATGCTCTACCGAGTCATCAATCCGTCCGATCCGATTGCCATGCGAGCGCCGAGCCGCAAGATCGCAGCGCTCGTGCTCGTGCTGATCGGCGGCGGCCAGTACAGCGGCGAAGCCTATAGCGACGATGGCGATCGCCTCGAGGACCAGGACGTGCCGTTCTTCATGTTCGGCGGTTTCAAAGAGTTCTGGAAACACGTAACCGGCGAGGAAAGCCCGGACGGCGCAATCGATCGCAACCGCGACGAGGTGATCTCATCGCTGCGCACCGTCATGCTGGGAGAGCCGTCCGACCTGAAGCTTTACGAGTCCGCGGTCTCGAAGATCGATGACCCGGAAAAGCGCCAGACCTTCATTGCCGAATGGAACGACGAACGGCGCTCCTCGCTCAATGACATCATGGGTCGGGCCCACAGGATCGCCGACAAGCTCGAAGGGGAGAAGGTGCCGGCCGAGGAAACGGCGGTGCCGCGGCAAGTGCTCGTGAGGTGACGATGACAAAGCCGATCTATAACTACGTCGCCACCATCAAGCGCGACTTCATCTACAGCACCGAATACCTGATGGTCGGGTTCGGCAAACGGTCGAGCCTTGAACCTGAGAAAGTGCTTGGCCTGCGCAGCGAAGGCGAGAGCATCATTTGGGACGCGCCCCATCATCTCGACGGGCTGGTCCTCGATTCTCTTCAGATGCGCGGCTTCTACAGCGATCACAACCGCTGCATCATCTGGAGCGACTGGGAGTATTACCCATACTGCGTCGATAGCCAGACCTGCAAGCTGATGGTGCGCACTCTCGACAAAATCTACCGCAAGCTGCAGAAGGAAGAGGCTCGCGATCCCGGCGACCAGCTCGTTGCCGTGTGCAAGCTGTTCCGCATCAAGCAGGTCGCCTTCTGGCGATCGACTGACTACGAGCGGCGCACCGGCAAGAAGTGGACCTTCCACACCGTGAATGAGGGACGTAACATCCTGCAGGATGAGGCGCAGGAGATGCTGAAGCAGGCGGCAGCGTGAATCGACCCGCTTGGATAACCAGTGTGCGGAGTGGTAACATCTTATCGTCAACCCGCGCCTCGGGGATCAGGGGCAGGAGAATGGAAATGGTCAATCATCCAGGACGCGGCTCCCGCAGCATCACCCGCGAGCACGAGTTCCACTGCGAACGCTTGTCCATGACGAGCGACGGAACGTGGCGGTACTCTGTGCGAAATGGCGGCTATCGCGGCGCATGGGGAGACGGCGGACCAGAGTTCGGCACGCGCGAAGTACCAGAGAATTACGCTGCCGCGCTTGCCTTGGCATGGGGCGAAAGCGATGCCGTCGAAAGGCTGTTCCCCGCTACCATGTACTGGGTAAACCAACTGGCGTTCGAGACCGAGTACATCGTTTGGTCGGGCAGCCGCTGGTCCCGCGCCATCAGTAATGGCGGGCGTCGCGGCGCGTTTCAGCACCATACTCCCCGCGTGGAGGATCTGACCCGCGATGACGCTCTCCGTCGTGTGCGGGAGATGGGGTGCACAGACGACGCACGGCGCATTCATGATACAATGCTGTCGGGCGAATACGTCGCGCGCTACCTGTAGCGCAAACCTGGGGCCTGGAGCCCCTTATCCTCTACGAACTAGAGACGACCAACATGCTGCCGGGGCTTCGGCCCACGAGCTTCAATTTGCATGACTGCGATGTCTAGTGTAGCTTGTCTACTGCGATCAGGAGTATGACGATGCTTGTCGACGTGACATTCAAGAAACCAGATCCGTTCCTCGCCATGATCCTTGGCGCGGTGTCGACCGGAAAGCTCATCGATCCGGCCGACGACATCATTATCCCGAAGCGCATCGGCCAGGGCATGTACCTTGCAACGCACTGGTCGCTCGAAGACCTCGTGCCGGTCAAGCACCGTCTCGCCATAGATCACGGCGTCTGCGACACGCCGGAACAGGCTGTCGAGCGGCTGGGGCTGCGGGATTCTCCCGAGAAGGTCTTCGCCAGCTTTGTGCGTATTCGACGCGATGAGCAGCCGGCCCGGGACGGCTGGCGCTGGCACAAGTGGGGCCGCTACATCGGCGATCAGACGCCGACGACAGAGTACATCTACGACGAGCCGCTGATCGAGGAAGTCTACACGTTCTCGATCTACGAGCCGGCGCTGGAGTAGGCCATGAGCCAGAAGATCGTCCAAAACTGGATCGTTTATGGCTACCGGATGGTGCAAAAAGCTCATCCTGACTTCGGTCACATCAAGTACGTGGGCATCACTTGTCGGCCGAAAAGGCGGAACCGCGATCATCAACAAGCCGCCAAGAACAACGTCGATTGGCCGTTTTACAGAGCCATTCGCAAGTATGGGTTCGAAGCCTTTGAGTTCGTTGTTCTGGCAAGCAATCTAACGGCCGATCAGGCAAAGCAAGAAGAGAAGAAGTTCATAAGTCAGCTGCGGAAAAAATGCCATCTCTATAATGCAACTGCTGGAGGAGATGGTGTACTTCTTATCGACCCGATGAAAAGAGCGGCAGCCTACAGGCATGCCAGCGAACGAATGAAGCAGCTTCACCAGCAGCCAGAGTTCGCAGCCGCTACTCGCGAGCGCCTTCGAAAAGCGCGCGAAGCACTTCGTATTGACCCAGACTACAAGCGAGAAAGTCGTCTGCGGTTTCAGCTCATGCGGCAAAAGCCTGAGTTCGCTATCGCACAATCTCGAGCCGCTAGCAGAACGATGGCAGCTCTAAATCGCGATCCGTCGTTCAGAGCAGCTCAAGACGCAGCCAGAACAAGAACTATCATCAGACCAGACTATCGAGAAGCTCTCGCCAAAGGGATCAAAAGAAGAGATGCGGACCCAAGATTCTTGATGGAACACAAAGAGCGCGGGCGAAAACGCATGATCAGGTTGCATCGCGACAAAGCGTTCAAGCTCAAAGTCGATATTGGGCGAACCAAGCATTGGCTGAGATTTTGGGCAGATCGTGGTGATCGCGAGAGAGTAGAGCATTACCAAAAGAAGCTCAGCGAGCTTTGCGCTTGTTACGACCAGCACGCTCCTAATCCACGATGAGACACCATCACAATCAGCCCGATCTCTTTGGCGCACCGACGCCGCCCATCTTGACGCCGGACCCGGCGGACGTGCGGCGCACCATGCAGAAGGTCCTCGATCAGCTGCGCTCAGCTGAAACCATGCCATTCGAGCCGCGGCTCGTCAGGATCTGGAAAACAATCTTTCCGCAGATGTCCAACTGGCTCGAGCCCGAGGAAGCGCACGAGTTGTGCCGACAGTTCGACGCCGAGATCGCGCGGCTCGAGACCGGAGGAGCAAGTGTCTAAGCTGCGCGAGGCCGTCATGGAAAACAGCTCGCCGCGCGATCGCTGGATCGCGGCCTACATCGGCGGGCTATCTCTGATCCTCGCCATCGCCAGCATCGGCGACGATCGCGCGGCCAAAATCGCCAACAGCGCCGGCATCGAAGCGGCCAACACGTGGGCCTGGTTCCAGGCCAAAAACATCCGCCGCGACGTGTTGAGCATCAAGATCGAGGAGCTCGAGACGCAGCTCGCCCTCGAAGGCATGAGCGCAGCGCGCGAGCAGATCCTCGACAGGCTCACGCGATATCGCGCCAAGGCCGATGAGCTGACGAGCGAGCCGGACACCGGCGAAGGTATCACTGAGCTGTTCACCAGAGGCAAGGCGGCCGAAGCGCGCCGCGATCTCGCGCGCTCACAGGACCCGCTGTTCGATCAGGGGCAAGGCTTGCTGCAGATCGCGATCGTGCTGGCATCAGTCGCGATCGTGTCCAGCCGCAAGCTGCTGCTGACGGCGAGCGGTCTCATAGGGCTCGCCGGCGCTGTGTCGACGATCCATGCCTTCTGGCTCGACGCGCCGGCCGCGGTTGCGTTCGGCAGCCAGATCACGGCGCATGTGGCAAGTTTGGTGAACTGAGAGGAAGAGGAAGAGCATGTACTACGCAGAAAAGAAATGGTCAGGCGAACCGCTTGACGAATTGAAGCCTTGCCCATTCTGCGGCGGGCAAGCTGGCCTGATACACCGGGGAAACGATCACACGGAAACTCGCGAAGTCACCGTGCGCTGCAGAACGCGCGGATGCTGCAAGGGTATGACGGTGGCAGCGGTGCGGGAGGATATGAGTTGGTGCGAAGAGCGCGCTGTTGAGCACTGGAACAAACGCACATGAGTAACGAGCACGACGGCTTTTGGAGCACGCCCTGGCGCAGCGATTATCAGCCGACGCATCGCCACGTGAAGACCGGCGGCCTCTATCGCGAGCTGCATCGCGGCTGCATGGAAAAGGACCTGACGCCCGTCGTCATCTACCAGAGCAGCGACGGGCTCGTGTGGGTGCGCCCCGAAGCCGAGTTCGACGACGGCCGCTTTGAGAAGTTCGATCCTTATCGGAGGACGCCATGACGGACGAGCTGCCCTTTGCACCTATCGAGCAACCGAACCCGCCGCCGCGGCCATCGCGGACGGCCGAGACGATCTATTGCGACGTCGCCCGCAAGCTGCTGCCCGAAGTGATGGACTGGCTCAAACAGGACGGCAGCAGGCATGACGAAGCAAGGGTGCTCGACGATCTCGCCGAGGCAATCGAGAATTGCGACGAGCGCGACGGCTATCACATCGCCCGCTATCTCGAGCGCAAAGGCTGGGCCTGCGATTTCGAGTTGTGCGAGATGCTCGACCGTGCGGACTATCTTGTCTATCTGGAGCACGAAAATCTCGTGCGCGCCTGGGTAAAAGCCAGCGGCATCACGCCGAAGCTCAAGATCGGCGACGTCGTGTCGACGCCGCACGTGGGTGTCGGCCCCATCGTCGGCATCAATCCCGAACTCGCGCAATACATCGTGGCAACGGACAAATTCCTGGCCGAGCTGCCGGACCAAGCCGGCAAGGGAACTGGCTACCTCATCCCGTTCGAAGACGTAAAGCTCATGGAGGAAGCGAATGCTGCAGACGCTCCCGCCGCCTAAGCGGCGACCGAACCACTACACGATGGCCGTGCAGTGGATCGCGCTCAACGATGAGCCGGAGGAACGCGACCCGGAGGTTATCGCCACGCTCATCAGCACGCAGCTCGTGGCCGATGTGTTCGAGCGCGAGCCCGAGAAGGTCGCCGTCGATGTCCTGAAGGCCAGAGGCTTCCCGGTGCCCGACTGGTTTTTGCGTGCACGAATGGTCTAGTGTAGCTTGTCCAAAGGATTGCCTTATGAGATCATAACCAATCAGATCTTCAGGGTGATCCCAATGACAGACAAGCCGCGTGACTACGCCGAGGAGCTGGATAATGCCACCGTCCGGATCGATCATCTGATCTGGCTGCCAGGTCTCGTTACGACTGACACTCATCTCGACGTGCCGTCATTCGAGGAGTTCATCGAAGAGGTTTTCGATTATGAATCAGTCGAGATTGAGAACCTTCCTGAGCTGAAAACGACGCTTGAGCTGGCGGCGGAAGAGAACCTGAACAGGTCCGACTTCGCCGAAGAGCTTGCCTCGCGCTTTGCCTTCAATCGGCGCAACGGCTTCCTCGCCAAGATCGCAACGCCCGTCACGTCCAATCACAAGGACAGGGGCTACACGTTCTCGTGGGGTCACTACCGCACGAACTGGATTTACGCGGAAACTATCGACGATCTGACCAATCAGGCCGTCGCCTGGGCCGAGGCTGAGCACGAGAAAGATCGCGTCGCGGAGACCGAGAAACAAAACGCGACAGCACAGGAGCAGCAGCAATGACCATGGCAACCGCCACCGCGCCGGCGCCGGCCGGTATGGGCCACAATAAAGGACCGGTCGATCTTGCCGAGGAAGTTCGCGAGCACCTCGCGAAGAACTATCAGGACTTCAACCTGAAGGTTTCCGGCTTGCTCAATGAGGCCCGGGTCCTGCCGAAGAAGATCGAGGACGATAAGGCGCATAACGCCAGCGTCGAGATCGTCAAGAAACTTCGTGAGGAGCTGAAAGCCGCCGAGGCCGCGCGCAAGGAGGAGAAAGAACCGCATCTCGCCCGCGGCAGGGCAGTCGACGAGTTCTTTGGTGACATCAAAGGCCGGCTCGACAAAGCGATCGATGTCCTCCTTGGTCGGATCAGGGTCTATCTCGACGCCAAGGCGGAAGCCGAGCGCATCGCCCGTGAGAAGACTGCCGAGGCCGAACGCAAACGCGCACAGGAAGCGCAGACAAAGGCTGCGATCGAAGCGGCAAAGGCTGAGAACGCCAAGCAGCTCGCGAAGGCAATGAAGCACACAGCCAATGCGCAGCAGCTGCAGGCGCAGGCCAATGTCGCCGCACAGCAAGCCGCCCGCGCCGAAGCCGCCGCGCAAGCCAAGCCGGCCGATCTCGCCCGCACGCGGACGTCGGCCGGCACCTCGACGCTGAGATCGGAATGGATGTTCGAGATCACGAATATCGGCGAGATCGACCTCGAAGTCCTCCGTCCATATCTGGCGAGGACTGAGATCGAGAAGGCGATCCGGCTTTACATCCGCGCTGGCGGGCGGGAGCTCAAAGGTGCGCGCATCTTCGAAAGCACCAGTGCCGTCGTGAGGTAGGCATGACGTGCAAGGAAGTGGCGACCTGGCTGGTCGCCTTTCAGGTCGGATTACTCGTCGTTTGGCTCGTTTGCTACATGCTGGCCGAATACAGCAAAAGGAAGTTCCGCGAAGAGCGCGCCAAAAGCGAAGCGTGGTGGGACGGCTTAATGGAAGAACTGAGGGCCTATGAAAAGCGCGGCTTGGAGCTCGAAGCCCGTGTCCGTGAGATGATCCGCCAAGGCAAGGAAATCGATCCCGCATGAAGCGGGCCACGATCGAGATCAGCGAGGACGACGTTGCCGAGCTCGCCTTCGGGCTGGGCCCTGACCACTACCTGACGCGGCGCGCCCGGGCGGCGATCGAAGCCATCGCAGACGCTGACGAGGAAAAAAGCAATGGCGAGGACGATCGGGATTCCGTTCAGCGGTGAGATGGTGCGCGCGCTGCTCGACGGCCGCAAGCGCATGACGCGCCGCATCCTGAAGGACCAGCCGCCGCCGGAAGCCCTCGCGGCGCCAATCGTTTTGGACGACGACGGCAAGTTCCACGGCAAGTTCGAGTTTCTGGCGAAAGGTCAGAAGCGGGTTTTCGGACCGGTCACCGCGCCCTATCGCCCGGGCGACCTGCTGTGGGTGAAAGAGACTCTGAGATACGATTTGGCGGCGCGCAAGTGGCGCTATGCTGCCGATGGTGAAGAGGTGGCGTGTGAAATCGAAACGCCAACGCCTGAGCGCTGGCCGCTCGGCGTGGTGCCGACCCGTTTCATGCCGAAGAATGCCTCGCGCATCGCGATGGAGTGCAATGCCGTGATAGCGGAGCGACTGCAGTTCATCAACGAGCACGACGCCAAGCTCGAAGGTGCGAAGGACATAGATGATTTCATCCGCATTTGGACGAACCTTCACGGCCGCGAGGCCTGGCACCAAAACCCGTGGGTTTGGGCTGTAGCCTTTGCTGAACCGCGAACCGTCAAGATCGGCGATCTGCCAACCGCGACTTCTTAGCCGCATGACGATCATGCCACATACCAATTGCCCGGATCATCCGAGGTAGAATACTGTAGTCAAGTCAAGCTGGGCAGGTTCATGATGAACCAGATCGCAAGAGCATGGGTTGCAAAGTTGCGCTCTGGCCGGCATCGGCAAGGGATCGGTGCCCTTATCTCAGAGCAGGACGGAAACCGCCACTATTGCTGCCTGGGACTCGCCTACACAGTCATTCCGGATACAGAAATCATCCCCTCGCAAACCCGCGGCGTGATGCGCTGCCGCGTCCGCGGAGAAGAAGACTACAGCTCAGATGTCCTTACGGAAGGTGGTCGGGTCGCCCTTGGGTTGAACGACGATATCGGCTCGTTCTCTTGGGCATCGCTGGAGAAAAAAGCGCCGCACCTCGCCAAACGGATTATTGACAGCACGCAAAGCGATGACGCGAAATTCCTGATTCAGACCAGCGACGTGTCGCTCGCAACCCTCAACGATGCAGGGGTCTCCTTTGAAACGATCGCCGATGTGATCGAGGCAGAGCCCGACGGGCTCTTCACTTCCGAATGAAGCATTTTCTTTGTGTGTGTGCGCGCTCTAGGGGAGAGTAAAGGTATGGCGAAACGCATGCTCATCGATGCAGGGGTGCCAGAAAACGTCATCATCGAAGTAACCGGCCCCATCAACGCTGCCGTGATCCGGATCGAGGATGTCGACGAGTTGCGGCAGACGCCATGCGACTTCGCCGTGACTGAGCTTATCAAGTCCGGCCAGCTCGAGGTCACGAGCGTGGAGGACGGTGTGGTTTTTATCCGACCACAGAAACTCGACTCCTGAGCTTTTTCACAATCTGGCCACACTCTCGCCTCTAGCCTTGCGCATTGTCAAATTGTGCTTGGTGAGAGTAGATTTATCCTGGCTAGTCATGCTGACTAGCCACGTTTCTGCGGTGGTTGAGTGTGATGGCCAGATTCGTTGCGTGCATCAGGACAGCAGATGGACCGGTGGAAGTGCCGGCCAGGACGTGCGTGTGCTGCCGAGGCATCGGCCGGGTAACAGGAGCACCGATCCGAACGATCCGCACTGTCTACAAGAAGAGAAGCAAGCCGAAAACAATCGAGATGATCAGCCGTTCTGGCGATTTATGCCCGCGATGCAATGGCAACGGCTGGACGCTAGCAGATCCAATCTGCTAGCTCTTCCGCCTCCGCAAGCCCCGATGGCCGGCTCCCAGCCGGCCTTTTTCATAGCCGATCTGGTCTAGTGTCACTGGACGGACAGCCTCGTTCCGACCTATCATCACGACACTCGAAACGAGAGAAGGCCGGCTTTTGACCGACCTTCATTGCGAACTTTGGTGCCCGGCGACGACACCTTTTGGAAAGAGCGAAGCTGGGCTGGAAGATGACGACACCTGAGTCTCTTGTCAAGAGGCACCAAGTACGGAGAGTGGTCATGGGCCAATACTGGAAAGTCGTGAACCTCGATCGCCGGGAGTACATCCATCCACACAAGCTCGGCGCCGGTCTGAAGCTGTGGGAGCAGGTCGCCAATCACCCAGGCACCGGTGCAGCGTTGCTGATCCTGTGCGCGGCGATGCCGGAGCCGCGCGGTGGCGGCGATCTTAATCCACTGCCGAGCCTGAATGAGCAGGTAATCGGCCGTTGGGCCGGCGATCGCATTGCGCTCATCGGCGACTATGCCGAAGACGGCGATCTGAAGAACAGCCCGGTGCCCGCGTCTCAGATCTACGTGCTGTGCGACGACGAGAAGGCATGGGGATGGCACGACATCTCAGATCTCGTCGCCCGACAGATCGAGCACGAGCTCGACGGCAAATTCACTGGCGAAGGCTGGAAGCGCTTCGTCAGGAACGATGCCGGGTAGCTTTCTCTCCGTGGCACCCGGCCCTGCCCCGCGCCAGCGGTAACCCCCCAGCCTGCTGTCGCGGGGCTTTACCCCTTACAGATTGGAGTACGAGCAATGGGTTGGACATTCCTCCGGACTGCGAGCCGTTCGCGCATCGATATCGTCAGAAAAGAAGTCGAGTACGAGACGGAGAGCATCACGCAACGGGTGATCGATCACTCCGAGGCTGGCAGCACGGTTTACATGCTGGTCGAGCGCAAGCCGAAGCCAGGTGTCGCGTGGGAACCCCACCACACCTACGTCAATGATCCCGACGGCACAATCCGCTGGATTGCCGTGTTCCTGACGAAGCTCAGCTCAGGCTCGGATTACAACTTCGGCTACAAGGACCTGGACGAAACCATGGGTCCGATCGAGTGTGATTGCCCGAAGCGCATCATCGCTGCCGCCTCGCCCCTGCGCGATGAAACCCAAGGCTATGCCGGCGAGTGGCGGCGGCGCTGCCTTGAGAACGTGGAAAAGAAATCGGCAGCTAAGGCCAAGAGGAACGCTTTGTCCGACGGCGCAAAGATCAAGCTCAATCGCCCGGTACGCTTCACGGACGGCTACGTGGGCGACACGTTCACGGCCAGGACGATCAACCGGCGCGGCCGGAACCTGCGCGTGTTCGTTGGCCAGAACGGCGCGCTCTACCGCGTCAAAGGGCTGCAGAATATCGGCTACACCATCATCAGCTAACGGTTGACGAGCCGGACAGGCGGCTTTGTGTCCCAGGAGACCAGTGCTACTATACTCCTCGCCAATAGGTTGACGAGACATCATCGAACCAGGAGGCGAGCCATGAAGTAGCAACTGATCGACATAGGAAGAAATCCAGGCGGGGCACTCCATTGAGGCTGCAGGTTGCGGAGTGCCCCATTTCCCTGTGTACGGAGAGAGATGCCATGGCCGTTGAAGACTTAGCGCGCGTTATCACGCCAAAGCAGCGCGCCGGGTATGCCGAAGACACCCTGCAGAGCTTTCTTCATGCGGTCGGCGGCGAGAACATCGCTGATGCGGCCGAGGATCTAATCGAATGCATCGGCCACTGGTGCGATCGCAACGACGTCAATTTCCGACAGATCGTCGAGCGCGCGCTGCAAGGCTGGAACACGAACGCAAGCATTGCGCGCGGTTGCGCGCCTGAGCCGCTGCACATCGAAATTCTGACCAACGAAGAGTATTTCGCGCGCGAAATGGAACGCACCAACGGGGTTAGCGACGCTATCGAAAACGCGCTGGCGCGCGAGCGCGAGGTGACCCTGCCAGAAGACTTCCACACCCCAGGCATTCCCGAGGAATGGTTCGACAAGCCGTTTTGCCGGATCTCCTACAGGCGAGACCCGGGCGATCTGACGGTCGGCATTCTGAGCTTTGAGGGCTACCAGCTCGACGAAGATCAGGAAGGCACCGTTGTTGGCGACATGATTGAGGCCCTCGCGGTCGAGGCAGCGAGGTAAACCATGCCCAAATACCGAGTCTACCAGTATTACGTCGGCTGCCGCGTCTACAACGTCGACGCCAACACGCCGGAAGACGCCTGCGAGAAGATCGAAAGGTTCGGGAACTACGGACCAGGGATCGATTTTCTCCATGAGGCAAACGATCCGAGCGAGAACGTCTTCGCGCACGAAGTCTTTCGCTACGAGGATGGCGAACACTACGCATCAGACGAGCCGGTTCTCTCGAAAAACGACGTTTGCTGCGATGGCATGCTCGAGATCTGGAAAGGCCTGAAGCCGCCGGAGCTTGAGCGCCTGATCAAAGCCTGCCAGGAAGTGAGCCGCATGGCGCCGAAACCGGAAGTGCCGGAGCTCGAGGACATGCCGGATCTCGATCCAGATCAATACGAGTCGCTGGCCTATGACGCCGGTCTCTATCACGCGGCCGAGAAAGTCCGCGCTGCACTGCGCGAGATCGGCGTCAAGCCAGAGGAAGGCACGACCGAGTGGTATCATGAGGAGCCGGCCGATGCGTGAGATCACCACCATTCGCCTCAACCGCCGCGAACTCGCAACGGTTCTTGCCGGGCTGCGGCTGCGACAGGTCCGTGGACTGAGCAGCTTCGAACCAGAGCACATAACGAACATCGCCACCGGCAATGGCGAGTTCGAGGAGATGGTCAACGTCGAAATCGATGCTCTGTGCGACCGCATCAGCTCTGGCGACCGGGAGACGTGGGACATCATCGCTCGACTGATCAACGAGGTCGATTACCTGCGCGAGACCGGCGACCACAGAGACAGCCTGAAGAACCATCCCACGCTGACGCAGCAGGCACGCGAACTGTTCGGCATCCCCGATGAAGAGGAGGAGCCGGGCGATGCCTAAATTCCTGATCCGTGAGCTGCAGCACGTTCACGTGGTGCGCACCGTCGAAGCGGCCAACGAAGACGAAGCTTGGGAGAAGTTCTGCGAAGGCGAAGGTGAGCCGCATCCATATCGCAATGGCGAGGTGGCCGGCTCCGACCTGCTCGAAATCACGCGGATCAACGAGGAAGCCGATGCTTGATCCGGCGAGGACCTACCGCTACCGCCTCGACATCCCGCTCTCTGCCCGTCAGGTCCGCGCGCTCGAGCTGCTGCTCGGATACGCCGAGCACCGCATGAAAGAGATCGAGCGCGAGGACGATGCGGCGCAAAGCTTTGAAACACGAGAGGCACGCGAAACCATGAAACAGGCGATGCCGCTGTGGGCTGCCCTCAATCTTTGGGTTTCCGGCGCCAAGGACATCGCCCGCCGGAGAGGAGACGAGATCTGATGCCCATCGCGCCTGATCACCGTGAATATGAGACCCCGGTCAAAATCTCTCTTGATCGGATCACTTGGAGTCCGTGCGGGCCCGATGATGACCCCAAAGCCAAGCTCATCGCCACGCTGACAATCGGCGGTGTGCACCATCACCTCGAAGCTTATCAGGTCGAGATGCTCGAGACGGAGCTTGCCGTTTCGCCAGGACGTGCGCGCGAGCTTGGCTATGTGCCGACGACGACTGAGCAGGTGCCTGTCGAGGCAATCGCTGATCTTTTCCCAGACGAGGCCTTTCCCGGCGACGGCCCGTTCGAAACCGTCGAAATCGAAGGCCGCACCTACTGCCTTTTCATGAGCCCCTATAGAACGTGAGGGACCGATGCACCGATTCATTTCCTGCCCGGTTCAGCCGAAAATCGCCGGCGTGCCAGTCGATAACACGCCGGTGAACCCTGCCCGCTTTGTCACGTTTCGGCGCACGACACAGGAGCTGCGCTGTGTCTCAGGCGATGTGAAAGCCTTGCCGGCGATCGAGTTCGTTGGCGTGCCATCGGCGATCTGGTTCTTCGAAGACTATGCGCAGCGCGAGAAGGTTTACGAGCACCTCATCGAATTGCTTTGAGCGGAGCCAGAAATGGTCCAGACCCTCGACTACGACGACACTTTCCCCTGGCACAAGCGCATCCTCCGCAAGGCCCGGCGCTGGTTCAGCGAGGTGAAATATCGCGCCAGCAACGTGCGCACCTGGAGAGATGCGCTCATCGTCTGGAGTTTCATCATCATCGTGCCGACGATCATCTTCGGCCCGTTCCTGCTGCACATCGCCTACTGCCTGATGGCCGAACGCGCGATCATGCTCGCCATCCTGATCTTCGGCCTGGTTGTTCCACCGATTGGATGGTTCCACGGCCTTCTGATCTTCTTGAGCTGGATCTTCTGAGGAGACCACTATGACGAGACTGGAAGACGTGAAACCGGGCGACGTGCTGATCGCCGACGGCGGCTTTACCTGCCTTACCGAGAACGGACGGTGCAAGGTGCGCGAGGATGAGCACGGACTCTACGTCATTTGCGACGAGGGCAAGCACTATCTCGACGGCCAGCTCGACGACGACGGCACCGGCATCATCGGCTTCGCGAAGGCTGAGCCGACACCAGCTTAATTCAAACGGACTGGAGCCATGACAAAGAAAGGCCGCCGCGCCGATCCGTTCGAAGCTCGCGCGCGAGAACTCGCCATTGCCGATGGAAAGAACCCGGACGATCGCGTGCCGATGCCGGGCAGCCACCGCACCATGCCGGCGTGGTGCCTTTATCGGCAAGCTGCCCGCGAGGAGCACAACGCACGCGAGGCGGAAGCCTTGGGCAGGACGCTCGAGCAGCGCCCGGAATACCAGAACAGCCCGCTCACCGTGCTAGGCCAGCACGAGCATGGCACGATCCAGCAGATGCGCAATTGCATGAAGGTCGGCAACACCGTCGCCGGCGTCCTGTGCGCAGACGGCCATCTTGGGTATGCCCAGCCCGTCGGCGGCGTGATCGCTTACGAAGGTCAGATCTCCATCAGCGGGGTGGGATTCGATATCGGCTGCGGGAACATGGCCGTAAAGCTCGATACGCGCTTTGCCGACATCAAGGACCGCGTTCAACCCATCGCCCAGGACATCGCAAAGACGATCTCTTTCGGCGTCGGCCGCGCCAATAATGAGCGCGTCGCGCATGAGCTATTCGACGATGACGACGCCTGGAAAGCCTCTGGCATGGAGGACTATCGCCAGAAGGCGTGGGCCCAGCTCGGCACGGTGGGATCCGGCAATCATTACGTCGATCTGTTCGAGGATGAGGCTGGCCACGTCTGGATCGGCGTGCACTTCGGCAGCCGCGGTCTCGGTCACACGACGGCGACGCGCTATCTGAAGCTCGCCGGCGGGAAGGATGGCATCAACGTGCCGCCCACGGTCGTTGATGAGCGCAGCGAGATCGGCCAGCGATACATCGCAGCCATGACGCTCGCCGGCCGCTACGCCTATGCCGGCCGCGAGTGGGTGGTCGATCGCGTGCGCCAGATCATCGGCGGCAGGATCATCGACAGCGTGCACAATCATCACAACTGGGCCTTCAGAGAATCGCACGGCGGCAGAAACCTGTGGGTGGTGCGCAAAGGTGCAACACCCGCCTTCCCTGGCCAGCGTGGCTTTGTCGGCGGCAGCATGGGCGACGATGCCGTGATCCTCGAAGGCATCGACAGCCCGGAAGCAAAAGCCGGCCTTTACTCCACGGTGCACGGCGCTGGCCGCGTGATGGGCCGCAAGGAAGCCAAGCGCCGCTTCCAGCGCGAAGAGATGGAGGCCTGGCTGAGGGGCCGCGGGGTGACGCTGATCGGCGGCGATCTCGACGAAAGCCCGATGGCCTATCGCAGATTGGACTCGGTGCTCTCCCATCACCACGCATCTGTGCGCGTGCTGCACCGGCTGCGGCCGTTCGTTGTCGTGATGGCCGGCAGCGGCGAAGTAGATCCCTGGAAGGACTGAGCCATGCTGCATGACTATGACGACATCCGCTCACGCATCGCCCAGCGCCCGATATGGTGGGATGAGCATGGCGTGCCGCGCTATAGGAGTTTCCGCCCGAACGATCTCGCCGATATCTACGCCGAGGAAGCGGCGCTCGTGCTCATCACCTGCCAAGGCTGCGGGCACGAGTTCCGAGTGGCGTTCTCTTTCGGCCCCTCGGAGAAGATAAGCAGCATAGAACGCCTGCTTCTGATCGAGATCGAAAAGCGACTGCCGCAGACCAAGGAAGAACTCGAGGCCATGCGCAAGGAGGTGCTCAATCGCGCATGGAAGCGGACGCTCGCCGATTCCATTCGCGAGAAGTGTCTCCACTACGGGGATCCGCCGAACATCGGCTGTTGCCCTGCCGGACCGACCATGAACTCCGAGCCGCGCCAGGTGCTCCAATATTGGCGCCGCTTTGAGACTGACGAAAACGGCAATATCCGCTCGCTCGAATGGCACCGCGACCGCTCGCTCGAAATCGACATCACGCCAGAATGGGCAACGGGAGAGTAAACCCATGACGATCCTCGACTCCAAGCGCGTCATCGTCAAACTGCGCGAAACGCCCGAACATCCTTGCGTGGTAGGATTCGAGATCGTGCTCGATGAATCGGGCGAGCTGCCCGACGTCATCATTTTCGACACCTGGGTTTTCAGGCGCGACGGAAACACGGATCAGTACGTCGCCTGCACCGCGGCCGTCCGCTTGGAGGGCGCAGCCTATGGCGTGCCGCTGAAGCGGGTTTACTACGACGTGAGGTGATAATGCCCGACATCTCGCTGTGCCGAGACCACGACTGCCCGAGCCGCGCCAAGTGCTATCGCTATCGCGCGGCGCCTAATGAATGGCAGGCCTTCGGCACGTTCCCGCGCGAAGAAGGCTGGCAGCAATGCCTGTGGTTCAAGCCGTTACCTCACGATCCATCCGTGCCGCTGCGTGATGTCGCCGAGATCGAGCGCGAGATCGCGGTGGAAACGTAATGGCTTTTGTGTGACAACATTGTCTAGTGCAACTAGGCTGCTTCTCACGAAGCTAGACGGAGGCCGGGCGATGACCATCAGAGGCGATTTAATCGAGTCGCTGGAGAAGATTCACGACGCATCCATGAGCAAAGACCCGATCACGGCTGCTCAGGGCCGGTGCGCAAAGGAAGTGATGAATGCGTTCTTCAAGTGGTTCGACGACGAGAAGAACCGCGGGACTGATCCGTACCATATGCTCCTGGCAAGCGCAGGAGCATCGATCAGTATACTCACAACCGCGTTCGTAAATGTGACGCCACCGGACAAGACGGCGCCATCGATGCAAAGGTTCACGCCGAAGCTCCACGCGCTCTGGGAATACGCGATCAACGACGTCGCCAACCACCATCTATAGACCTGCAATGGTTCGCGCCACTTCACGATCAACGCACGACTTGTTCTTTCCGCCTGACTCGTTGCAGCTGGAGCTGCGCCGGCGCCAGGCTGAGGCGCGCCGTAAGCAGGCCCGGGCCAAACCGCCCATGCCAGCAGCGAACCTTCGCCAGCAAGTCCAGATGTACCTTGAGCATCCCGATCTCATCGCCGTGCTCGAATGGGCGCGGGCAAAGGCACCGTATCAGATAAAGGTGCGCGCGTTCCAGGCCGATGCGCGACGGCGCGCGCTGGTTGATAAACTCAAGTCTCAGGGTTGAACGATGAAGCTATCGGATTTGCAAAAGGTCACAAAACTGAAGGAAAAGCGCGAAGAGCTGCTCGCGGTGAAGACTGTTCTCGCGGGCACCTGCATCATCAGTGTGGAGCAGGTGCAGGGCACCTCTCGCGGCCTCGCCACGCTGTTGAGCACAGAGCGCCACGCAACAGCGCAAGAGCAGCTCACAGTATTGGTCGACGCCGAACTCGCTGACGTCAATCAGGAGCTCGCCGCGCTCGGCGTGACCATAGAATGAGCACCGGCAAGTCTGAACCGCTGAAAACGGTCTGGAAATCGCTCCTGACGCCGGAGCGATACCAGGAGATCGAAGCGCCGGACGGCGCGGAGTTTCTGTGCGCACGTGAGCAGGGCAATACGCTGGCTGTCTGGTATCTCTGCGATCCCTATGCCCCGAGGACGAAACGCAAGATCGAGATCTGTGGCACCGGCGAGCCGGCGCCTGAGGGCCGCTACATCGGCACTGGTCTGCTGTTCGGCGGCAAGCTGGTGATGCACGTTTTCGAGGTCAAGTGATGAACCGGCAGGAACGCTTCATCCCCTGCAGCGCGCTCGTCAACGGCTACTGCATCAACGGCTTTCCGGTCACTGAGATCTGCGCGCGCACCGAGATGATCGGCATCTGGCAATCACCGCCGTTTTGCCTTCGCGAGGAACAGTGCGGCCGTCTCTACGAAAACAGCGGCGGCAAGCCGGATGACTACGCCGTGCGGCGCTCCCGAGAGCTGGCGGGATTCGAGGAATGAAGCACGACGTCGAAAACGAGGCCGACTGGACGGAATGGATCCAGCCGGAAATGTCGTCTTACACCATGGTGTGCTGCGACTGTGGCCTGGTGCACGAGCTGCAGTTCCAGGTATTTCGGACGTTGAGGCATTTGCCTGACGGATCATACGCCTACGAAGAGATGCAATCGCCCAGGTATCGCGTGAAGTTCCGCGCGCGCCGCGTGCCCGAAGAAACCCTGACCAATCGCGGCAAAGCAGAAGATTTCCTGGTTCTCAACGCCGTCCTTGAACTCAAGGAGGCGCTCGAGGAGCTGATGGCCGTGCAAAACGGACCACCGCTCATGCGCGACGCCGCGGCGTGGGAAGCGGCGATGAGAAAGGCGCACAAGGCGCTCCATGGTGACAGCAAGTCTGATGAGACTGAGATCGAAAAGAGGTGACCCATGAAACTGACAGGCAATGACATCGCACTGGCGCAAGAAGCCGTCACATATGCCATCGGTCACTGGAAAAAACAGGGTCGCAGCAAATTCGTGCGCGAGCAGGTGGAGAAATTCAAGTCTCTGAATGAGAAACTCAACGAGATCAACAAAATCGCCTATCCCTACGAGAGCGCCGACGACATGCCGCACGATATCGGCGACGAAGAGATCATGAAACTCGACGAGAAGGTCGTGCGCAAGACCCGCAAGGCGGCACTCAAACAGCGCACGATCCAGTAGAGGTCCCGCCGCAAGGCGGTGACCGGCAGGCGTTTTCCCCTCGATCCGCCTGCCGAAGCCGGCGGGCGCCTATCCGCCAGGCACCCGCCGGCACAACGCGCGGAAGGGAAGGATCATGGATTGGATCTGGTTCTGGCTCACCTGGGACGTGATCGCTCTGCTTTCGCTTCCGATCATCTTGGTTGTCGGGCTCATCATTTACGCGGCCATCGCAACCTGGAAGCTGAGGCAGAACTAAATGCAGTGGATGTGGAATGCCGTTTGGGCCTGGATCGGCTGGAATATCGTCGCGCCGCTCCTGGTGATCGCGCTGCTTTTGATCGCCCTCTTCGTCTACGCCGCCATCGCTGGCTGGAGACTTGAGCGCCGCCAGTCACGGTGCCCGCACAAGACGTATTACACAAGCGGCCATGACGCCTACTGTTCCAACTGCCGCAAGTACCTCGGATACATCTGGGATGTCCGAGAGCAGCGTAAGGAACAAAAGCAGATAACTTCATGACGAGAAAGGAGGAAACGAGCCTGCATTGATGGCTGCAATCGTTTCGCAGTCAATAATCAAATCGAAAGCCGCAAAACACGAGGAATAAATGGGTATTCAGGAAAAGCCGCGCATAGACTGGACTCAGATCGACACCAAGGTCGAGCATCGCGGAAAGAAAATCGTGCTGCCGGACACGCCGGCACCGATGGATTACGACGTCGCTATCGAAACCCTGGAGCGCGTGCGCGATCAGGAATCGCAAGAATACGACGTTGTCGAGCTTGTCGCCGGCGCGCCTTGGGATGCCGCGGTTGCCGTCTATCGCGCCATGCAGGAGATCTACGGCGTGGTCATCGCTGAAAACCAGCAGACCTGGTTCGGCGAGATCAGGCCAGACTTCATCACCGTGGTCACCGGCTGCGGCGAGCACGATCGCGTGCAGGTGCCGATGGGCCAGATGCGGCTGCCGAACGTATCAAATCCGGTTCAGGTGCACATGACCCCTGAAGGCGTCGTCATCCGCGGCACAGTCCGACGCCGCGACCGCGCCATCCTGGTCGAGATCGCCAATTGCGCTCGCCGGTTCCTGCGGGAAGCCTCCGTCTACAAGGGCAAGGCGGTCATCTTCAACGTCGACGAAGACGGCAACCTCGTGATCAATAAGCAGCCCGAGTTCATTGATCTGAGTGCCGTATCCGAGAGCGACATGATCCACACGGCTGAGACCGCCGCGCTCATCCGCACGAACATCTTCTCGCCGTTGAAGCACACCGAGGCATGCCGCAAGCACAAGATCCCGCTCAAACGCGGCATCTTGCTCGAGGGCCGGTATGGCACCGGCAAATCGCTGACGGCCCGGGTTACGGCGAAGGTGGCGACGGACAACGGCTGGACCTTCATCATGCTGAACCGGGCCCAGGGCCTCAGAGCAGCGATCGAGTTCGCGCGCACCTATCAGCCGTGCGTCGTCTTTGCAGAGGACATCGATCGTGTAGCCGACCGCGAGGATGAGAACGTGAACGATCTCGTCAACATGCTCGACGGCGTCGTCACGAAAGACATGGAGATGATGATCTGCCTGACGACGAACTTCATCGAAAAGATCGATCAGGCATTGCTCAGGCCAGGACGCTTCGATGCGATCATCTCCATCCAGCCGCCGGATGAAACGACGTCCGTGGAATTGATCCGCGCTTATGCGCGCGATCTGCTCGATGAGACGGAGGACCTGAGCCGCGTCGGCGAAGCGCTGGCCGGCGCCGTCCCGGCGACGATCCGCGAGGTGGTCGAGCGCGCCAAGATGGCGATGCTGATGGAAGGCAGGGAAAAGATCTCGGCGGACAATCTCTATGTGTCGGCGATCGGCATGAAGCGGCACATGGAATTGCTCGAGCCCAAGCCCAAAGGGAAGACGCCGGCCGAGCTGTTCGCCGAGGGGTTCATTGGCCTGCTGGAAGGAGGCCTCGATATCAACTCGGAAGCCGCGACCAGCTATGAACTGCTCGACGCGCGCAACAAGATCATCAGACGCGTGGCCGGAATGCAGGATAACCTTAATCAGGTCAGCATGATGTCCGCGGCCAGCGCGACGGCGTCGAAAACCGCTGCCGATTATTCGAAGAGATCGTTCGACATCCTGCGCAACGGCCTCGCCGAATAGCTGGGATCAGCCAGAAGAAATGGGTTGACTGCGTCCGCGTGGTCAACCCACACTAGACTACCTTGGCCAGTCACACGATAATGCAGGCCCGCCACCGTGGAACTCACGACGCGACAGATCGAATTAGCCCGGCACGCGCTCGGTTTGCCGAACAGACGGCGCTGCAGCTACCGGAACCACTTCGTCGCCGACGAGAGCCACAGCGATCGGCCAGACTGGGAGGAGATGGTGCAGAAGGGCGCTGCTCGAAAGCACAAGGTGAGGTGGATGGTGGGCGACGTGTTCGTGCTCACACCTGAAGGCGCGAGGGCAGCGCTCAAAACGCGCGAACGTCTTGACCCCGAGGATTTTCCGAAATGACCGAAATGAAGATCAGCCAAGAGCTGTTCGTCAAAGCCGCGCTGGAATGCGTGCCGCAGCTCCGCAAGGCTCTCGAGGAGATGGGGTTAGACACCCACCTCGTATCGCCCTCGATGTCGATGACGGGCACCCTGTATATCGACGGCCGCGAGGAACGGATTAAGGTCGAAGTCACGCTTGATCCCGAAGACCCGCGTTATGGAGATGACGACTGATGGCCTCGCTTCTCAGCTCACAAATGCCGGCGCCGGACGCGATCGTGCACGATCCTGAGACGGGCGAGTTCATGCCGGCGATGTTCCACTACGCCAGCGAGTCGTGCGACGCTGAGGCGATCGCCGCCCACCACGGCTTTAATCTTCGCTGGGTCTACTTCGATGAGGTGGCCGACGAGGACCACCCGCTGTTCGAGGACTTCTGCAAAGGCGAGTCCCGGGTTTTGAAAGAATGGCAGCCGCCTGAGTTCGATGACCGGCGGCTTGTCGGAAAAATCCATACCGAGGACGGCCCTTGCGCCCTCTATTTCATGAAGCGCGAGGCAGCGCGCAAAGAGCCTGAAGCCGCAACCGAGACCACTGCATGAGGATCGTGCCCATAGCGAGTGATCGAGCTTGCGTTCGACATGCGCCTTTCCGGAGCACAAGGCGCCAGAGAAATCAGACTAGGAGCACATCATGGACCGCGAGGCAATGCGCCGGAAGCTCGAAGAAGCCGGCATCGCCATCACAAAGGAAGCGATGGATAAAGGCTGCATCATCGAATTTGGCTGGCTCCTTTTTGCGAAGCTCGTCTATCCCCAGGGCATAAACAAAGACCAGCATGACCAGCTGCGCGATGCCTTTTTCGCCGGCGCCACCCATCTGTTCGGGTCGCTCATGGAAGGATTGGACGAAGGCGATGACGCGACGTCAGCCGATGAGAAACGGCTTGATCTCATCGCCGCCGAGATCCTGCTGTTCCGGGAACACCTCAAGATGCGCTACCACCTGACAGACGACATTATCCTGCCGGAACACAAAAATCCCAACTGACGGGGCGCCCAAGTGAAGAATTACTGGCTCAGCTGGTATTGCCCGCCCCATCTCATGGGCAAATTCGAGTTGCATTGGCCTTGGTGGATCTCTGGTCTCCGTGTCGACGATGAGCACGAAGTGATCTGTGCCGCGGTTCGCGCGGAAGATGAGGAGGCGGCCAAGCGCATCATCATCGATGCTCATGACGAGCCGCGACCGGTTGATCTCGAGTGGCGGTTCGTGGCCGAGAAACCTGACGACTGGTCTCCCTTCGATGACAGGTTCCAGAAAGCCAATTGGATGCAGTGGCAAGCAGCAGAGATGCCGCCCAGGAAAGCAAATCCGACCCCGCTTCCGCCTTTCTGCCGCGCCGGCCGCGACGGCGAGTGCACTTGGAAGCACTGCCCGCAAGAGCGGGACGGTGAGCCGATGCGGTCCGGGCGGCACTGCCCGATCGATGCGTTCTCCCGGCTCTACTGCGACGAAGATGGAAACTGGCTCTCAGCGCGACACGAAAACGATTATCGCGCGCTGCTGAACCTGGACTGAGGTATCTCCTATGGACGACGCCGAACAGAGATTCAAACGTCATCCGTGGTTACACATCCACGGCCAGTATCTCTGGCACGACGAGGTCATCATCCGCGGCAACAAGCCAGCGCTTGAAGCTTTGCGCGATGCGATCACGCGCGCTCTGGAAACAGGCGCAGGAAGCGCAGAGGCCTACGTCGCAGACGGCGAAGGCTACGAGATCCAGGTGGAGCTCAAAAGCTACGACGAGCTGACACAAGATCGCCTGCCCTACACGGCAGAGTTCGCCAATCCGCAGAGCAAATAAGAAGGACGAAACCATGAGCACCCAAGATGAACCCATGCTGCAGTTCTTTGCCTACGCGCACTTGCCGCCCCATCTGCAGGTGATCAGCAAGCCGTTCGGCGAGCTGGCGGAGCACATGGTCAAGACGCTGCCGAAAAACCCTGAGCGGACAGCGGGACTGCGAAAACTGCTTGAAGCCAAGGATTGCGCCGTTCGTGCGCAGATCTATAAATGACGACGCGCACCATCACCAGCGCGATCTATGTCGCGATGACAGCGGCCTCGCTCGCCTTCCTGAGCGCCATCGTCTTTAGGCTTTTATAGCGAGATCCCGCTATACATTCCGAGCCGTATAGCATGACCGCGCTGTATAGCGTGGATGGACAGCCCCGTTTGTGCTACAGTTGCTCTCACAACGGAGAGAGCAACCATGACCTTATCACCGCAAGAGCGCAAGAAGGCAGCGCAGCGCGTCGCCGCCCTGCTCGCCAAGACGACCGAGAATGGCGCGACCGAAGGAGAAGCGATCGCCGCCGCGCTCAAGGCCAAGGAGCTGATGGACCGCTACGCGATCGACATCGGCGAGGCGGAGCTCGTCAACGAAGGCTTTGAGGAAGTCGAGACGACGCCTGCAGATCCTGAAGCTGAGCTGATCTATCAGGAGCTATGGCTCGGCGTTGCGCAATTCACCGACACCATCAGCTGGATCGAGACTCGGCCGACAGCTGACGATCCCGACGACAAGACGACCGGACGCGCCGGACGCGCCGGACGGCATGTGTTCTTCGGTTGCGCCGGCGACGTTATGTTTGCGGTGTGGCTGATCAAAGCGCTCGAGAACTTCATCCTCCGCGGCGCTGGAAACTACGTCGAAGAGCTCAGGCGCGACAAAGCAAGGTTCCCGGATCTCAGCGAGGACGATATCGAGATCAAGCGCCTGAGCTTCATCATCGGCACCGCCCGGCGCATCCGGCACCGGCTGCTTGCCGAAGCGAAGAAGCGCAAGCAAGCCCAGCAATCGACCGGCCGCGATCTCGTGCCGATCGACAAGACGGCCCTGGTCGCCCAGGAGATGAAGCGGCGAGACATCGTCCTGGCGCAGGAACAACTCGAGCGCACGGCGGCCGACATGGACGCCATGCTCGACGGCGTGCGGCTCGGCGACAAGGCCCGCTTCGATCGGCCGGTGCACGAAGGCGACAGCATCCGCGAGATCGCACGAGATTAGCGTGCGCAAATAGCATAGTGACACTAGACAAGACCTGAGCCGTGGTGCAGCCTGACTGGACCACGCACAGGAGTATCTTGGCTGATGAGTACACAAGACGAATTTGAAGACCTCGAAGCTGACAATGATCAGGGGCCCTGCCTGCACTGCTATCTGTGGGCGGCGATCGAGCAGTATCACGACGACACCGGCCGCATCGATCCACAAACGGGCGAGCAGGTGTGGGAATCTCAGTTCGTCATCTGCAGTCTGCTCGAGGTTGTCGCGCAATTCATCGCAGCCCATCCGCCGAGCGAGCACCGGCGGATCTTAACGGGAGCGGCAAAACACTTGGGCCAGGCCGTCGCCGAGTTTCACGCGCGTGGCCAGCATCCTCGTATCGGACCGAACCGAAAGCACTGAGCCATGACGACGTTGCCGGAAGGCTATCGCGCCGTCGTCATCTGCCGGCGCTGCGGCGCTCGCTACTACATCCCGAAAATGGCGAAGCCTTTCAAGTTCTGGTTCTGCCATCGGCGCGAGGACGGCCGCACGTGCTGGACCTTCAATATGAGAGACGAACCATGAAAATCGCGCTCGTAGTTACCGGCGACGAACAACAGTTCGTTCTGACGCCAGAGAGCGAAGCTGAAGAGAAGCTCCTCGACATGATCTCTGAAGCTGGCGACCGCGAGATCTCGTTTCATCGCGGCAGTTTTTTCAAATGCGCTGGTGGCTGGAACCGCTTCGGCCTCGCCTACACCAATCCCTACGGCACCAGAATGGATGACGACAGCACGATCATCTGCCTGAGACCGAAGAAGGATGAGACCGAGCGGCAGGAGAGCACGATTCCTCCGCTGTGGAACGTCAGCCCTGAGGAGATCGAGGGAGCCATCGGGGACAAGCCAGAAAGGATCATAAGGCCAAATCGCGCACCATCACCGGTCGAGGAATGACATGCCCCTATTCCGCAAAAAGCCTGTCGTGATTGAAGCACACCGCTGGTTCAAGAACGGCGACCACCCGCATGACTTCTCGGATCGCGACAATGCAGACGGCGCGATGAGGCGTGAAGGCCTCGTTGTGCGTCGTTTCCGGCGTCCTGACGTTCCGGGCGAAAAGCTCTGCTGGCATGCGAATTGCCAGCGCCCCATGAATGAACACGGCTGGATCGACACGCTCGAAGGCGGCCACGTCGTGTGCCCTGGCGATTGGATCATCACCGGCGTCCAAGGCGAGCACTATCCGATCAAAGACGCCATTTTCCGCGAGACCTACGAGCCGGCGAATCCATGCCCTGACTGCAAAGGCAACGGCGCCATGCGTGATAGATTGAGCGGCGCCGGTCTCATTTGCGGCCGGTGTGAAGGCCGCGGTTATCTGGACTGAGAGCATGCACTCGGCAGACGAACGACTGGACCCCTTTGCGCTCTTCGATGCCGCGCGCGCGCAGCTCGAGAGCATGCAGATCGACGAAGGATCGTTGTGGATCCTGGCCATTGCGCTGGTGGCGCCGCTTATCGCCTGGACGTGGTGGCGATCTCGAAAGCTCTGGTGAGGAGAAGGAGGCCGGATTGGATGGCCCGCAACCCAGCTCCTATCATCAAACATGATGCGAAAACCTGAGCAAATCCACGTAAACGGGGAAGAAGATGAGCCATTTCAGCGTACTCGTGATCACTGATGATCCGAATGATGTCGACGCCGCGCTGCAGCCGTATCACGAGTTCGAATGCACGGGCATCGTCGACCAATACGTGAAGGATGTCGATGTCACCGAGGAAACGAGAGCCGAATACGAGAAAGAGACCTACACCCGCCTGCGCGCGCCCGATGGCTCGCTGCACGATCCCTACGCGGACCGATTCTATCGCGATCCGACGCCACAAGAGATCGATGAGCACGGCCCGTTTCACGGGTCTGGTTCCAGCAACGGTCTCTCGTGGTACTCGAAAGATTGGCGCGACGGCCAAGGATACCGCGCGAAAATCCGTCTCGTGCCGGAAGGCTATGAAGAGATCGAGGTTCCAGCAAAGGAGCTCAAGACCTTCGCCGAGTTTGTCCGTGACTGGATTGGCGCCAAGGTTGTCCCCTACGGCTCCTCTCCCGATCTTGCCGGACGCCATATGTTCGGCTACGCGCTGGTCGACGCCGACGGCAACGTCACCAAGATCGTCAGGCGCACGAACGAGAACGCGAAGTGGGACTGGTGGAAGCTCGGTGGGCGCTGGCAAGGTTTGCTGATTCCCAAGGCTCGAGCCGAGGGCACGATCCGCGGTCAGCCAGGCCTGCTGGGCACGACGTCCGAACGCGGTGGTGTCGACGTGTGCCGCAAGGGCGATCTTGATATTGAGGCCATGAAAAACGTCGCCGTCGCAGAGCGGCGTGCGCAGTGGGAAGAGGTAATCGCCAAGGCCAATGTGCGCAACATCAAGCTCTGCGAGGCCGAGCTCGATGATCTGCGGCGCGAGTACATCCGGGCGAAAAACGCCGAGCACGAGTTGTGGCTCTCGAAAAGCCCTCGCCCGAACCGACCCGATCATTTCAAGCAGTTCATGCCGGAGAGGCTCTACAAACTCCGCGATGTGTTCGATGGCTTTTTCGGTCCAATCACGACCGATGAGGACATTCCGATTCAGAAATGGATCGACGCGGCTCTGCCATTCACGACCTTCGCCGTGATCAAGGACGGCAAGTGGTACGAGCGCGGCGAGATGGGCTGGTGGGGCATCGTGACTGACGAGAAGTCGCGCGAGGAGTGGGATCGCCACTTCCTCGAGTTGATCCACGACACGCCTGACGACAAGTGGTTTTCGATCGTCGATTGCCACATCTGATTGCAGACAATGGGGACATCTGATGACCACGAAAGAATGGCTGGAGCGACTGAAGGCGAAACGCCAAGGCAACGTGGTCATCCTTGACCGCACCGAAACCCCAACAGGCACGTGCGAGCTGTGCGGTGCCGGCGATCGGGAGCTCCGCCCCTACGGCCCAAAGGGCGAGTGGATCTGCTTCGATTGCGCCATGAAGGACGAGGCGACGACCGAGCGACAGTTCCGACGCGTCGTCTTTGGCGAGAACATCAACTGACGAGCGGGCCCGGAAATGAACGTCTACGAGAAGTGGGAGGCGGAGGACCGCGCCATCAAGCTCAAGACGGCGCAGATCCTCGCTGCGTGGTCGCTGGGCTGGGCCCTGCGGCGGCTGATCGCCGGCGCTCTTCTCGCCCTTGGCGGCTGGCTCGCGCTACGGATTGTCGGAGCTGTTTGAGAGGCTTCAAATGCTACGCCGTCGGCTCAAAATGATCTTCGATAACGCCGCAGGAGCGATGTGCTTCATCTTCGCCCTATCGCTTGCCACCGGGATCATCAGCAATCCAGAGGCGGCCAGCAATCCATTCCAATGGGTTGCCGTTCTATCGCTCACCTGGGCCACGGCCGAATTGATTGGCGGGAGGGGGCAATGACCGTTCTGCCGAGAGGAAAACGCTCCGTCATCACCCGCCTGCATAACAGAGGCTGGTCGATCAAGGAGATTGCCAAGCACATTGGCTTTCCGGCCGACGCGGTCGAGCGATTCCTGCGAACGCGCGAAGGATACCCCGGCAAGATCCCCTGCCCTCGTGCTGAGCAGCTACAGCGACAAAAGACCGGTGCGGGAAAATACATCGATCCGCCAAAGCCTGCGCGAGAGAAGCCTTCCGTCTCGTTGCCGCGACTCTCGTTTCTGGAGAAGGCCGACAGCTAAACCGCCGGAGAACACGCGATGCTGTTTCAGTGGGGCAGGTTCAAATCCGCAGCTGGCCTCGATCTCGATTTCAAGATCGAGTGCGACGCGCTGACCAACGATGACTGGGATTGCATCGCGCGCGCCTGCCTGCCGAACCTGCCGAAATTCAAAGCCGTCGTGCCGGTCCCGCGCGGTGGCATCCCGCTGGCGCGCGCGTTCGAGCCGCATATCACGCCTGACGCCCAGGTCACACTGATCGTGGATGACGTGTGGACCACCGGCCAGAGCTTCATGGAAGTCGCGAAAACGATCGACTACTGGGCCGGCTGCGTCGCGTTCTGCCGCACCTATTTGCCCCCCGGCGTGCTGGCCTTCATGCGCCTCGACACGCTCCCGAAAGGTTTACGCATCGTGTCTCAGACAAGACAGAAATAGGGACACGCCATGCACCCCGAGGAACTGATCTATGTGCCGCAGAGCGAGCTTGAGCGACTGAAGAAGGGCTCAGGCCGATCGCAGTTCATGTGGTTCAGCTCAGGATTTGCGTGGGGCGTCCTGTTTGCGGTGCTGCTCGGCTGGGCCGGCTAGAGCGCCATGTTGGATTTCGAGGCAGGAGCAATCACCGGGTTATGCGTCGCGGCGCTGATCGCGACGCTGATCGGAATTGCGCAGTTGCCGGCATGGGTGACCCCCTATTTGCTACTGATCGCAGCGTTTCGTTGCTGGTGGGTGTTTCGTGAGCGTGAGGACGACGAAGATTGAGGATTGGAAGATGAGCGAAACGTCAGATTTCGACTGGCAGCCGACATCACCAACAAGCGACCTCGCGCTGAGAGGAAAGCTGCCACCGTTGCACCCGGAACAAGAGTTGGTTGATCACCCTGCGCATTACGGCGGCGCCAACAATCCGTATGAAGTGATCAAAGTGCTCGAGGCCTGGGGTCTCGACAAGAGTTTCTGCCTTGGCAACACGATCAAGTACATCGCGCGCGCCGGCAAGAAGGGAGACCTTCTGACCGACCTGCGCAAGGCGCGCTGGTATCTCGACCGCGAGATCGCGAAGCTCGAGGAGGCGCAATCGAAATGACCACGATCTCGGCAAAAACGATCCTGCGATCTCGCAACGCTGTGCAACCAAGCAAGGTGCTGTCGACGCTGCTGCTGCGCTATCCGCGGTGGATCCACGCAGAGTTCATGACGCACCGCGTCTTCAGCAGAAACGCGGCCAGCTCGCGCGCGATCCCCGTCGAGAAGCTGATCCAGGACGTGATCGACAATCCAGCCGTGCCGCTCTTCTGGGGCAAGAACCAGAAGGGAATGCAGGCGAGCGAGGAGTGCAACGCTCCGGTCATTATCTACGACGATCGCAAGCGCGTAACAGGATGGAAGGAGCCGCGTGAGAATGCCTGGCTCCTCGCGCGAGATCGCGCGGTTGAGTTGGCCAGATCATTCGCTGAAGCCGGCTATCACAAGCAGCTGGTCAACCGCATGCTTGAGCCCTTCGCCCACATCACCGTGCTGGTCAGCGCGACCGAGTGGGACAACTTTCTCGAGCTGCGAGATCATCCCGACGCCGAGCCGCACATTCAGATGCTGGCGCGAGAGATCCGCAAGTGCCTGGAAGACGAAAGCACGATCCAGACGCTGCAGCCGGGCGACTGGCATCTGCCGTTCGTGACGGAGGAAGATAAGCAGGCCGTCGTGAGGGACCGCTGGGATGACGGCGAGGAGATGCGCCGCGCCTCTAGCAACGTGCCGGCGTGGCGTTGGTACGGGCTGACCGATCTCATCAAGCTCTCCGTCGCCCGCTGCGCCTCGACATCGTACAAGACGGTCGATGGCTTCGACATGACGCTAGAGCGCGCCATTCAGCTGCACGACAAGCTCGTGAGCGCAAAGCCGATTCACGCCTCGCCAGCCGAGCACGTCGCCATGGCTGATGATGTGATCTATCACGGCGGCTATCGCATAGGCTGGAAGCAGCGGCACCAGCACGGCAACTTCATCGGGTTTCGCCAGTACAGGCACATGCTGACGCCAGAGGGAAGCCTGACATGATCGGCCATCTGCTTGTCGCCACGCTCGCGTTCACCGCAACTGTCGTTATCCTCAGCTACGCCCTTGTGGAACTTGGCGTCATAGAGATACGGCTGGCTTTTGGGTGGGCCACGACAGCTCCCGCCTCATTCGCTGCAGGATATCTAAACGCGGAAATCCGGAGATGGAAAAAGAGCTGACCGCAGAAAAGATTATCGCGCTCGGCTACGAGCATCCGCGGCAGTTGCCCGACGGCCGCTGGATCGCTATGGGGCGGCTTCTGTATACCACCGGTCTGTTCGTCGGGATTGATCGCGTGGGATACAAGACGCGCTTTTGCTACGAGACTGCGCCCGACTGCTTTGCTGCTCTACAGCTCTGGAATGGCAAGGGTGATCCGCCTGGACCGTGGATCAAGGAAAAGGGGGCCGGCGGAGATCGCATCAATCCGCTGTGGGCAAGAGCCAGGAGCTAGATCTGAAATGACTGAGAAATGCAGTTGCCAACTCGAGAAGGTCGGCACCGGATACGTCGGTAAGCTCTGCCGGATGCACGTTCAGCTTATCGAAGAGGCTGTCGAGGCAAGCGCGCAGAAACGCGAAGCAGAGAGCAGCTGTGAAGCTCGCGAATTGGTGCGCTGGGGAAACGAGTTCGCTCGCGAATGCTACAAGCTGATGGGGTACATAGTCCCAGAAGACTATCGGTTCGACAAGGCCACACATCCACAAGAGCAGCTGTGCTGGCAGATCGCCGTTGCCGCCTGCGAGCACTTTCACGGCACCGATCTGCAGGAATGTGCTGACGAGCTGGATTCGGGGGATTGAGGAGCAACGAATGATCTCGAACAAGGAGTTCTCGCAGCTCTACGCTGAATCGGCACAGAAAGACATCGCCAAGATCAGGGAGCCGTATGAGCGCATCGCCGAGCTAGAGGCAGAGAACCGCCGGCTCCGGGAGGCGCTGTATCCCTTGGCTAAGATGGCCGACAAGATCGATCTGGTTCGGGCCAAAGCGCCTGGCGTGGCCAAGAATTACGAGGCGTCAGCTAGGGCAGTCGGATTGCGTTATGAAGATGCTGTTCGCGCCCGCGCCGCCCTGAGCCAGGAGGAGAAGCCATGAACATCACCCCCGACATGGCCTGGCTCCGCAGCCGAGACGAGGACGGCCATCTGCCGCCACCGCCGGCCGATGTTGACGTTGGGAAGTTGTGGCGCAACGGATGGTGCAGGGAAGTGGACGGGGGATGGGTCGTCACTGAGTCTGCCGCTTGGGCGCTTGGCATCGGGGAGGAGCGGGTGAGGCAGGAGATAGAAGTGATGCCGAACTGGCGTAGCAGCTCAGCATGTCAAGCCGACTCTGATGGCGAGTGCGACTGGCGGAAATGCCCTCAGCTTCGTGACAACGAGCCCTACCACTCGGGGCGGCATTGCCCGCTCGATCTCATATCTCCGGAGACGCACACCCCGGATGAGGCCAAGGCTGCCATCAAGCAAATACTTGACCTGGCCGACCGCCGCGAGCGCAAGGGGAAGAAGTGATGCAGCGCACGATGGGCGACACGTGGTGGACCGAGGTGCGCTGGCGGGTAGCGCTGCAGTTCCTATTGTGGGGCTTGAAGATAGCACCACCGGGCGATGCACGCGGCACACTTATCGACCTGCACGAGGTCTGGATCAAGGAGTGCACGCGACAGTGGCGCATGCGATATGGCGAGCAGGAAGGGACGTGATGCAGCGCGAGCGAGATTTAGCGCAGCGCATCTCCGAGCTAGAGGCAGAGAACCGCCGCATGCGCGAGGGGATCAGAAAAGCGTCTGGTCGGCTCAACGACATCGCCGACGTACCGCTTGGCGGAGCTACCGCAGCTGTCCTTGAGGCAGGCCTGTATCTGCGCGCAGCACTCGACTCATCCGAGGAAATGACGCCGGCGATGAATGGGCAGGCGGTGAAAGAAGAATCTCGCGATGACCGGTCCTGATCGCCATTGGAACTTCCGGATCGTCCGGCGCTATAACCGTCACGGTCAAGTCTGGCTCGAGATCACCGAGGTGCACTACCAGAACGGTAAGCCGATCGCGTTCGCCGACAAGCTGCTCACGCCGGCCGAAACAGTCGAGGACGGTGAGACCGAGGATGAGATCGTCGAGTCCCTTCGAGCCACGCTCGAGAAGATGATGGACGCCACGAAAGAGCCTATCCTCGATGAGCGCAAAGACTTTGGGAAAACACGATGAGCACCGTGCTGCTTGAGCCTGAGAACACCCTCCGCATCGATGCCGTGTGGATGGCGATCAGCGTCGACGAGAACGGCAACGAAGGCGTGTGCGCAGCCGAGATCAATGGCATGTGGATGCCGCTTGTTGCAGCTGATGAGGCACGACTGGAGCAGATCATCGCGACAGCACGCAGGATCGCTCAGGTGACGAAGCGGCAGATCAAAATCATCAAGCTGACGACGCGCGAGGAGATCGAGGTGATTCCAGGCGGCGCGGCGAACTGAAGGAAGGCGACGATGTGGGGTGACCAGTGGGAGTGCTGGTGTGGGTGGTCGAACTTCATCCTGCGCAAGAAGTGCCGCAATTGCGGAGTGACGCGGCCAGAGCAGCCGCGAATCAAAACGTGGCGCGAGGTGATGAAGGAGCCTGAGAAGAAGCGAGCCAGCACGAGCAACCCACAATAAGAGACGTTCGGATTGATTCACCGCGAGACGACGATGTTCCGCCTGCAGAGATCAGCCGACTGGACCGAGCAGATGCACACAGCCGCGGACCGAATGGAGAACGCGATGCGCGATGTTGCGACGGCAGAAGGTCCTGCACTTGAGATCGCGCTGCACTCACTGAAGTGCGCGACGAAGAGCTTTGACGTTCACGCACTTCGTCTCGACAAGAAGCGCCGGCCTGAGTTCTACGCGAGGTCGAAGAGATGAACGCAAACGAGGACGTCGAGATCTACGCAAAGGGCTTTGTGCACTTGTCGGTATGTGCGCCGAAGTCGATGCAGCGCGAGGTCGTTGAAGCGCGGGTCAATGCTAAGCATCCGACCGGCCTCGACCATGGATGGAAGGTGAGCGAGAATCCATTCCGCGACGGCACGCCAAATCCAGGTCCTTGCAATGACGATCCTGATCGCCAGCATTGGCTTTTGGTCTGCTGATCTGCTCTACATCGGCGAACTGTAGAGCAAGGTGGAGGTCCCATGCGCCTTGAAACAGGTGTCGTTCAGGAAGGTAACGACTGGCCGGGTGTGTTCATCCGCGGCGACGATGCCTTCCATCTCGCTATGCAGCTTCGCGAGGCTCTTCGGCTTTTGCCCAGAGGATCCGCCGAAGCGAAGCTACACGACCTTCAGGCCCACATCATGCACGCTTCCCTCGCCGGACTTGCAGACATTCTTGAGTCCTGCAACACGCAGAACAATCCGGAACCGCAACGCGTGAGACTCGAAGGAAGGCTCGAATGACGACGACCTCAGATTCATCACCGCACGTCTTCATTATCAACGCTGAGGAAAGATTTGAAGGCCAGTGGACGAAAGGCGTCGCTTCAACACTGGAGAAAGCAATCGCATTTGCGCAGAGGCTGATCGAAGAAGAGGATATGGTCAAGCGCAACTACGTCATCTACCGAGTTCAGCTTGACGCAGATACGGACGTTGAACCCAGGGAAGTCTGGCGTCACGAACCAAGGTCACGCTAATGCCAACGATCACCATCAACGCCGAAGTTGCCGGCCCCGAAGACTGTGTCTCTGTCAACGTCTTCGTCAATCAGGAACACTGCGCCAGGTTGGGCCCATTCAAGGACTGGCAGCAGGCTCACCGCAAAGCATCAACGATCGTTGAGAACGCTTTGCAGCATCTCAAGCCTTTGCTCGATGAGCTGAGGCAATCGGCAGAGATCACCAAATGAGCTCGAAGAAAAAGCAGTTCGAGAGACGCGCATTCGCCCGGGCCTGGTACACAGCCGGCCGCATGTTCGACTGGCGCTGCCCTCAATGCGGCGCCAATAGCGTCGACATGGCTGAAAAGTGCTCAGCTGATCTTTCATCGCTCTGCCCTGGATTCGAGCGCACCGAGGAGTGCTATCAGGAGTTCGAGAAGAACTATCGCAAGATGACGGGCAATGACCATGCATGAATGTCCGACCTGCCGCGGCGAGGGTTCGCTTCAGGCCTTCATCAATCGCGGTCCGGATATCCGCAAACACAGCCTCGAAACTATCACCTGCGAGACCTGCAAAGGGGAAGGGCGGATTTCCGACGGTCGCATGGCTGCCATCCGACATGGTGCCTCTCTACGAGCAGAGCGCATTGCAAGAGGGTTGACGCTGCTAGAGGCAGCCGAGGAGGCGGGAATCTCTCCAGCCGAACTGTCGGCCATAGAAAGTGGCCGCGCGCCAATCGAGGAAGCCAGCGATGAATGACAATGGCTTGCCTCGCATCGCGCTATCTGTGCGCCAGCCGTGGGCCTGGGCGATCATTCACGGCGGCAAGGACGTCGAGAACAGGTCCGCTGCCGCCGTGCGCCATGGCCTGAAGACCCGGCGCGGTCGCATCGCGATTCACGCCGCGAAGGGAATGACGAAGCATGAGTACGCTGCCGCGCGCGACTTCATGCAACGCAAGATCGGTATCGATTGCCCTGAGCCGGCCGATCTCTTGAGAGGCGGAATCATCGGCAGCGTCGAAGTGGTCGACGTGGTGAAGAAGCACACGAGCCCCTGGTTCTTCGGTCTCTACGGGCTCGTGCTGAAGGACCCGAAGCCTTGCAAGTTCATCCCGGCCATCGGCAAGCTCGGCTATTTCGAGTGGGAGCCAGCCGATCGATCTATCGTTCCGCCGCCGGCGAAATGGATGAGGCCTGTCGCGAAAAAGCCAGATCCGAAGCAACCGGACCAAATGGATTGGCTGTCTTGAACGGGAGAACTACATGTCGGAAATGCCATTCTTCACAAGCCAAGGCTGGTATCGCCTCAGGGGAGTCGGATGGGCGGCAGCTGTTCCGTGCGATAGAGTGCGTGACCGGCAAAACCCCTTTCCAATCGGCACCATCGTCAAGATCGATGGCGAGGAATTTGAGGTCATCGGCGTCGAAAGACATCTGCTAGGTGGCCCTATTAGAAAGGGCGAAGTCATCGGCCTTGCCGTAAGAGAGCCGCTATGCTCAAGATCCGATCACCCTCTAGCCCAAACACAACGCGTGCTCAGATACTTGCGCGAGTCACGCGAGACCTTCGGTGAAGACGAAGTGTTCGTCGACCACATAAGCGATGCCATCAAAGAGATCGAGCGACTGGCTGCGCTCGTGCGTGCTAAATCCCCATAGCGCGCTCTATCGCCTCGCGCTTGCAGTGCTCCCAGATCAGACCAGCAAGACGCCACGCCGACGGCCGGTTGCTCCGCTTGGCGATGCGTTCGGCCTGGCTCTTGCGGCGTCTGAGATGGCGCGGGACGGCCGTCCAATGCTTGCCGCAGATCCACTCGTAGCAATCTGGTAGACGAGATCGCGCAATTGTCCGCCGGCAGAACGGAACGACGCACGGAATCCGATCACCCTGGTCCATGCTCAGCAGCCGCGCTGTCCTGTACGGTTCCGCAGATCCTTGAATAGGTTCATCGGCACGACCTTGCCGAGCGCAGCCTCGACTTGGGTCTTGACCAACATCGTGCTCTGATCCGGCGATAGCAGCTTGACGCCGAACATCTTCGCGGTGCGCCGGATCGTTTCAATCGCGGTCTTGGCGCTGAGCTGGACCCAATCCGCTTTGATGTGCAGGCCGCGCGCCTCGCAGCCCTTTATGATGGCGTCGACGATCTCATGCGCCTTCTCGCTGCCCTGAAGGGAATCGCGGAACTGCAGCTTCGATTCCAGAACACAATTGACCCGGGCAACACGGAATCGCTCGTCGGGATCTCTGGAAACGCCGATACGGACCGGACCTTCATCCGGACCGATGACGTAGATTGACACCAGATCGAGCTCCGCCTCGGCTTCTTTCATGAGTCGCGACATCTGTCTCGTTGGCCGCTTTGGCTTGTTCGATTGCCGCATTCCACGCCCTCACCAATGCATCGCGATATCGCTTCGAAACCAGCTGCTTGCTCATGCCCCAGCGCGCCGCAAGAAAGCTCGCGCCAAAGCCCATCGCTCGCAGACGGATCAATCTCACCTCGTCCCGCTCGAGCACCTTCAGCCAGTCGAACGGCCTCGTCTTGAACTCGCCCAGCGCATCGGAAACATCATGCGCCGTTGGCTTGAAGCTATAGGCCTGAGCGACCTGTGACTGCTGCAGATCCTCTGAGCCGTACTGGCTCCATGATTCCCAATATTCCGGCGGATAATCCGGCCATGCCGTCTTGAAGCCACGCCGGAAGCGCGCGTCCGAATCGACCATCGCGTCCATGGTCCGGAACGCACGATGCAGCCGCTCCTCGACGCGCTCAAGCGTTACGTCGTGGGCGATCATCCAAGCTTCCGAGGGAAGACGGATCACGCGCCGCTTGCGCTTTGGCCCGGCGCGGAGCTCGAGAACGGTATCGTCTGCGCTCAATCACACCTCCATGATCGTGAGCAGCGGCGGATCCACTTTCACCCGCTTCGGCCGTTGCCGGCCTGGCGCTTTGCCGAGTTGATTGCCCCAGGCTTCCCAGCCCGGACGCACCGGACGCTCGAAAAGGCTGACACGACGCGCGTTCGGCATCATCCGCTCCGCGATCTCGTAAGCGCATTGCGGTTTGCGCGAGTGCTCGCGAGATCGCTCAGCAAAGAGGTTCGCGATATCGCTGCCTTTGATGAGCGGTGATCCTCTTGTCGCAATCAGCACCGGCTCGCAGCGAGATCGCCAGATATAGCCGGTGCCCCATTTCAGTTTGTCCCAGCTGCCGCCTGTTTTGTATTCGAAGCCCCACACCTGGATTGCCGACATCGCCGTATCGAGCTTGGGCCATGTCGCCCAGAGCCACAGCATGCAGTTGTCGCGCGCGAGATCGCCAACGGGCAGCGCGAAAATCTCTTCGTCCGTCATCATGTCGTAATGCGGCGCCGGCCCTTTTTCATCACCGAGATCGCTGTAATTCCGGAAGAGCCACGGTGGGTCGCACATGATGAGCGAGTAAGCCTGCGGCTCGAGATCGCCGAACGGCCAGCTTTGCGGCCCGATGCTGAACATACTCGGCTGAATGAAGCTCGTCATGGCCGCGATCTCGCGTCATCGCGTGCTGCGACCTCTGCAGCATCCTGAATGCGGATCTCGATGTCGGCCAGTAAGCGACGCGCGCGCTGCTCATCATCGAGAGCCATCACCATCATCGCCCAGGGAAAGAACATCTCAGGCGGCACGCCGATGCGCCAGGCCTGCAGGACCAGCCCCATGGCAGCAGAGTGGACCCAGATCGCCCTGCGCTGATTCTCCGTCATTCGGCAGCCTCCGCGATAGAGGTTGGCCGGCTGTCGTGAACACGAACAAGGCCCCAGCTCTTCAGAACGGTTATCGCTTGATCGACGCCATAAGCAACCGCAGTGTGCGCGCCGGCCGCGGCTAGCTGCTCCAGCATGATGCGCTGATCATCCGAAAGCGTTCCGTCCTCGGTTTTGAGCTCGAGAACGTAGAGCGCGCTTTGATAGAAAGCGAAGATGTCAGGAACGCCCGGTTTGACGCCCAGACCCTTGAAGATCGCCGCCTCGACCGGACTGCGGGCACCGCCGTTCGGGACATGAAACCAGACGAGGCCTGGCCGCCCTGCTGTGTCCAGCAGCTCGGCAACAGCCTTCTGGATCGCCTGTTCTCTGCGCTTAATGGATTGGCGCTTTGGCGCTTTTCTCTTTTGCATTGTCCGTCAGCAGTACGCGCTCGAGGTGATGCGCTGTTTTGATCATGGTTATCGCTTCACGCGTATACGCCACGGACTCATCCTTCAGCCGCTCGGCCCTTTCGAGCAGCTCTGACGCCTCTTCAAGAACTCGATTGATCTCGGTCTTTACCACTTCCCGCAGAGACCCGCGCAACGCTATCGCCTCCCCTGAGAAAAAGCTCCACGCCGCGCCGAGTTGATTGTCGCCCTCGCTTCGGACAACGGCAGACCGCAGGCTTTCGCTGCAGCCAGGAAATGATGCTCGACCTCCCGATCGCTGAGCCCGGTTTCTTTCGCGATCAGGAAACCGATGAACGCATTGCGGTTGAGCTCGACATTGCGCTTTTGGCTGTCACGAGCGAGAGAAGCGACCCTCTCTGCGAAATAGCGCACGCGCTCGAGAGGTGACTTCCCGCCGCGATAGCCGGCCGCCGCCTCATCGTGATAACGCGAGACCTGTTTCTTCTTGCGCAGGTCCTCCAGCAGATTGAGCACCCAGAGCGGCATGATGCGCGGCTTGTAATCGAGCGGGCTGGGATCCCAGGTATAGACACGACCCGAGATGTGCATCGATGGCGGCAGCACCGCCTGCCCGCCCTCGCCGCGGATATCGATCCCTGGCATCAGTACGGACGCCGAATTGCGCAGGCCGGAGACGTGCCGGTAGTAGAGATGCCGGCCGCGGCCAGTGCGCACGGTCGCCGTCTCGGGGAAAATGAAATTGCGCTCGGCAAGCACCTGAACAGACTGCTCGCCGCGCTCGCCATCGATGTCGACGACAGCGATCCCCGAAGCCGCACCGGTCGGAACTGCGAGATTGGCGTGCGGGACCTCGGCGCTGATCAGCTCGATAAGCTCGAGATCGCGGGAAGCATCCTTGAAGCCGTTGCGCGTGCGCGGATGCTTGCCAGGCCGCTCGCACTTCTCGCCATCGCGACACGAGCACCGGCCGCGCCAGACGTCATGCAGCGGAAAGACGGGCCAGTTGAGCTTTTCGACGTACCAGCGCGCCTTTTCCTCGTAGGTCTGATCAGGTGAGAGCATGTCAACCTCCCCCGGAAAACAGAGGTAGCGTCTCTGGATCAACGAGATTGTTCTTCGTTTTCGCAACCGCGGCGCGCTTGGTGGGGTTCACAGCAAGTTCCATACGCCACTCGATATCGGCCTGATATTCCGGCTCACGCTCAATCAGGATGGCGCGCATCCCTTCCCGCCATGCGGCTTCGCCAGTCGTTCCCGTGCCGGCGAAAGGATCAAGAACCGTTCCACCCGGCGGGGTCACGACGCTATCGACGTACTCATCCGGCAAAGTCGCGAGAACGTCTCGGCAATCGCCACCGTGCAGAATGACCCGACCATCAAGAAACTGGCACGGCGTTGAGGGCGAGGACATCTCAGGTCTCCCCGCATCCACGCATGCGACCATGCTCATCGGTCGCGGTGAACTCACGCCAGTTGCGCCATCCATTCGGACAAAGAAATCCCCACGTCCTGATGCGCGGTCCCGTGATGAACAGCGTCATCGTCCGTGATTTCGGCACGACCATGCGATGAGCAAAGCTGGCACCACGGAATACGAGATCACCAAACTTGACGTCGCGCTCCAGATCGGCACCGCTCTTGTCGCGGTAAATCTCCGTCATGTGGGACTGGCGCCAGACCGCTACGCCGCCATCAAAGGAATTGACGAGCTGACCCAACAGCAATGACGCCGACCACCAAGGATGATCGTGTAGGGCGCGATCATCGTCATCGCGCATGAAGACATGCAGATAGACGTTGAGAAACCGATTGCGCGGGATCAAATACCATCTGAGCAGGTAGGGCGCGAAGTCACCGCCAATCGCCACGTCATAAGTTCGCCGATCGACCACCTTGGCACAGCAGGATGCAAGCATCGTCGCCAACCACCGCGTAAGAAGGTTGTTGATGATCATCGCGCTCACCCCTTCATCGGTCTAGCCACATTGTTTCACGGGAAACAGCACGACAAGTGTAGCTAGACTTTCCAAGCAAAATGAGAGACGTCGCGTGGTTCGTCAATGCCGAGTATTGGCTTGATCCACCGCGGCAGCACGCTCTTGGCACTCAAGTCGAATGCGAAGCTCGACCTCTTCACTCGTAACCGGAACATCGAACTCCTCCAGCAGCTCAATGGGAACCGGGCATGTGTCGCGATTCGTGGTGTCGATGTCGTAGTAGTTGAGCAGGAGGCGGTGGAGACCATATCCAAGGCTTGCAGCGCTCTGTGGGGGTTTGAAGCCCCGCGGCACGCCACCAATTTTGCCGAGGGCCAGGTTGCGGAACCACTCCAAACGCTCGCGCCACTTCCGCGCCTGGATCGCACGGGAAAGCTTGCATGCCGGATGCCCTGGCGGTTCGCCGAGGTTCTGGTCCCACATCTCACGCGGGCCACCGCCAAGCGGGTAAAGCCGCCCGAATGCCGTTTCGAGCTTGGCTTCGTCAGTCTGCGAATAAATACGTTCGCAGCACTCAATGCATTCCGCAATCGTCGGCATGAACGGGTCCTTGCGGTTGGCTTCGAACCACTCGAGAGCACGCGCCAGCGTATGCTCATCAAAACGCGCAAGATGCAGCGCGTAGGCCCGTATCACGCGGTTCTGCGTGTTCTCGTCACGCACCAGACGAAACACGTCGAGCATGGGTTCGATGAAGCACTCAATTGCACGATCGGCAGCTTCTGGATCGACAGGCTTTCCATTGAGATCTGTCCTATCTGCGTCCATGGTTTCCTCCATTGCTCGAAAAACGAACGCGGCCACGATGATCACTCGATTGCGCGGATCGCCGGCGCTCTATGCTGGCTGAATGCGCCTCTGCGTATCTCGCTTCGCGAATGAGAGTCGATGCGATCGCCCCCGGAATGTACTGGGGCACCACATGACTTGGAGACTTGCCGTTCTCGATTTCCACTGCCCACTGCAGAGCGGATGCCTTTGCCGTCGCAAGCACGCGTTCCTTGCTCACGGCGACTCCCATGACCCGGTATTCGATAGACGGAACGTGGATCGCGAAGCATGCGTGCTTGATCGTCTCTCCATCGAAGCTCACCCCATGACCAAGATCGATGTGGTTATGACGCTGCTCGCTCGCTCGCGCCGGCTCGCGCTGAGAGGGGGTAGGGGGAGAGAGAGAACTAGTTCCTAGACTAGTTCCTATACTAGTTCCTGTCGCCGTACCTGGGGTAACGTTAGCCTCCGGACCTGTGGTAACGTCAGCACCCGCGACGGGGGTAACATCAGCCTTCCACGTAACGTTACCTCTCTGGGGCATATCGTTACGTGCTTGGGGGGTATCGTTACCTGAGGGGGTAACGTTACGTCTTCTCGTATCGCTTTCGGGCGGCAGCGAAAGGTCGAGCTGACCCTGGATCTGAGGCCTTCGGCTGCCGTCCTTGCGCCGGATTTGCTGAATGGCGATCGTGATCTGCTCCTGCAGCTCCTCGATACTCGGCTTGGCAATCGTGTAGTGCGCGATTGCCCGCCGGCTGCCAGGCGGCGATCGACGCTCGGAAACAAGGTAGCCGAAATTGATCAGTTCGGAGATCGTCTTCGCAATGCCGCTTTCCGAATAGGTATCGCGCTCTCTGCTCACGAGCCACCGCGACGAGTCTTCGGCGAGCAGCTTGCGACCGGGATAGGCGAGACCGGTCTCTGAGTTCATGCGCTCGATAATCTCGCAAAGCACGACCCGGTGCCGATGTCCGAGCCGCGGATCGCGGGTAGCTGCGATCAGCACGTCGCGCTGAACAAGGTACAAGCCACGCCTGAGATTTTCCTCGACCACCGCGTCGAGGCTTATGCCAGAGTTGTGACCGATCCCTGCCATGGCTTCCCCCTTAGAACGTCAGATCATCGATGCGGTTATTGGCAACCGAGCAGAAGAGCGTGCGCACGCCGACCTCGCCCATGCGCTGCTTCGGAATGATGATGTCGAGCTTGTTCTCGCAGGCGTGGAGCCGGTCCTGGCGGTCTTGCTCCTTGACCGGGTCCTTGTACTCGCCTTCGCGCTGGACGTAGTATTCCTGGCGGTAGCAGAGCATCACGAGATCGGCGTCCTGCTCGATGGCGCCTGACTCTCTCAGGTCGTGCAACTGGGGGCGCTTGTCCTCGCGCTTCTCGACCTCGCGGTTGAGCTGCACGAGCAGGCACACATGCGCGTTCATCGCCTTCGCCATCTCGCGGAACCCTTTCGTCAGCTCAGCGAGCTGCTGCACGCGGTTGTCGCGCCACTGATGCGACGGCTCGACCAGACCCAGGTAGTCGACGACGATGAAGCGCAGATGCTTGCCGCGCGCCTCGATCTCCGCTTGCGCCTTGCGCACGGAGGCGCGGATCTGCAGAAGGTTCAACCCCGCCTTGGTCTCGATGATGAACGGCAGGCGCTCGAGATCGCGCGCGGCGGTTTTCAGCGCCGCGATCTCGCTCGGCTGCAATTGCCGCTTGCGAAACTTCTCGTAAGGGATGCAGTTGGTGGGACTCACGTAGCACATCGATGACAGGATGCGCTGCGCGAGCGGCACGCCGGCCATCTCCAGCGACAGGTAATAGACCCCGGTCCCCGCGTTCGCGATGTTGAAGGCGAGCGTGGTCGCAAAGGTTGACTTCCCCATGCCGGGGCGTCCGCCGATGATCGACAGCTCCTGCAGGAAAAGGCCGCCGGTGATGTCGTCGAGGCTTTTCAGCCCGGTCGAGAGGCTTTGCCCTTCAGCGTCGTAGGCTTCGATCGCATCAAAGCCAAAGGCGCCGGCCGGCTTTGCTGTTTCCTCTTGGGCCCGGGTGCGATCGAGTGCGCGATCGATGCGCTCGACAGCTCGCGATGTCGCGTCAGCGAGATCGGCGCCGATCTTCGCAGCACCCCGCGCGAGATCGCGCGAGGCCGCCAAGATTGAGCGCTGTGCGGCGTAGCGGGCAATCTCCTGCGCATAATCCCAGAGCTGTTCCGGCGCGGCCGGCGCCATGTCGGGCAGCGCATAGACGTATGAGGCGGCATCAACCTCGCCGATCTTGCGCCCTTTGAGCACCGGCGAGAGCGTGACGATATCGGCACGCCGGCCATCGTTGATGAGATCGCTGATCGCCTTGAAAAGATCGCCGTGCAGCTCCTCGTAGAAGTCTTCCGGCTTGATCGTTCCGGCCAGGCGGTCGAAGACGGAATTGTCCGCCAGCACCGCGCCCAGAACAGCCTGCTCGGCTTCCGCATTGTGCGGCTCTGCCGATCCGATTTCCTGCGGTTTGTCCATCATCCCCGGCTCTGTGGAGAGTTGCTGGAAAAATTGCTGATAGACGCTTGATCGGCACGAAAACTCGTGTTACTAGACCTTCCGTGATGCCAGACGCTTCCCCGGCTTTCAGCATCACGACTGATGTTACAGACCGGATTTCAGGCTCGCTCACCGTCGGGGGCGAGCCTGAAGTCTTTTGGACTGACTGCTACAGCAACGGAGCTGGGAAAAACGCTTGCGAACGGGCGACTGGCAAATGTCATGGCCGGTCGGGAGCCCGCCGGCCATGGGTCGCTAGGTACGCGACTGGCGCCTTCGCAAGACTTGCGCGGGTCGGAAGGCATGAGAGCCCGCGCCATCGTCACTCGAGAACCGGGCGGATCAGATCTCTCCGTATCCGTTGGCCCCGATCCTCCCGGGTGCAGCAGCCATCGCAACCGCTTGCACCCGTTTCGTGGTCTAGCCACGCTGGACGAAAATCGGAGTCGGGTCAAGGTGATCGGATAGGGATCATGGGTTGCGCCTCATTGGTGTTGCGAACATACCAGCAATCGCCCGCCGGCCCGGGACCAGCCCGACCAGCCGACGGGCTTAGGCCGCTGCGGCCCCCGGCACCTCCTCAGCCGGCGGGAGATCGCTGACGGGCGCCATGCCGAGATAGAGCACGCAGCGTCCTTTATCGAGCTTCTGCACCCCAAGCTCGTTGCAGCGTGCGCCGAAGGCATTGAGCGACATCTCGATGCCGAGATCCTTGGCTGCAACCCAGCGCTTGAAGCGCTCGTGGAAGAAGGTGGCAGTATGCTTTGCGTTGCGATCTGGCCGCGTCTCCTCTGCAAGGAAGAGCTTGACGAGAGCGAGCTGATACGACCGTTCAGCCGTCAACTTGCGATTGGGCTTGTCGGCATGCTCGCTCTCGATAGCGCTCACAATGAGATCAGCGACCTCGCTCGCATCCGTCTCATCATGTGCGACCTCTGCTGTAGACCTTTCGGTGTGCGAGATGTCTGCTGTAGACCTTTCGACACGCGAGATGTCTACTGTAGACCTTTCGGCGAGCGCGACCTCGGCTGTAGACCTTTCGACTGGATGCGCGATCTCTTCATCCTGCGACCTCTCGGATGACAAAAGGTCTGCAGTAGACATCGCAGCAGGCTCGACATCGTTGTCCGGCCGACGTGGCAGCGACATCGCGGTCGAAAGGTCTGCAACCTCGCTCAGCTCGCGGACACGATCTCCGTCGTGGCGTGCGAAATCGCGCGACGGCCACAGGTAAGCGCCGAGCGCAAGGAAAAAGCCCTTGCCGATGATCCCCAGGCCGGCGAGCCAGACGATCATGACGAGCAGGACATCGCGCTTGTCGAGATCGAACCCGAAGAGAGCCAAGGTCTTGACGAGCACGTCAGCCTGCGCATCGAAGGCGACGCTCTCGACATCGATGACCTTCTGCAGCTTCGGCGGCTGATCCATGACGTCCTTCAACGTCGTCAGGATCTCGCGCCGACGGGCCGTCGGCATACGTTTGGCGGTCGTCGAGCGCGCCCAGTCGAGCAGCTCCTTTCGCTCGCTCTTGATGAGGTCGTTGGTCTCCTGAGCGAGAGCATGCTCTGCCTTGGCTTCGGCCAAGGCGATGTCGGCCTTAGCTACACGCTCGGATGCACTCCAGCCGACGAGAGAGGTGAAGGTGAAAAGCCCGAACGCGAATGCAACGAGCCCTGTCACGATGCACATCGGCATCCGTCGCCTGAGCAGCCAGCCTGTTGCCGCGGCGGCGACGGCAAAGCCGACATCGATGCCAACGGTGAGACCAGACTGAGTCCACTTCCCGGCTTCTGACAACCCCAACGTGTGGCCGAACTGCCAATTCGCGAAGAGGACGAGAGCCGCAATCGCCAGCCCGACAAGGAAGGCGAACACGGCCAGAGGATAGGACCCCTGCGGCTTTGTTTTTGTTCGCATTTTGCGTGCTCCAGAACTGGGCCCGTTGCAGCGTTCGCCGGCGCCACACGAGACCTTTGGCTTACTCCTCGCTCTGCTCCCTCAGCTCGCATCTCGTAAGATCCAGCCGCAGACCTTGGTCAGCGACCAGACGCACGCACACGTCAACGACACTCTCTTTGCTTTCGACGATCCTTTCGCCGACCAGCAGCGCCATGATGGCGTTCACGATCAGCTTGTTCTTCTGAGGCGTACCCGACTGGGGGAGGCCAACGGTTACGCGTACTGGTCCAGAGGTTCGCTGCGCGCCGGCAAGCGCCAGCGCCAGCAACACGTCGAAACTCCAGCACCGCCAAGCCTCGACATCGCCGGCCGGATCGAGCACCGAAAGCGGTGGTCTGGGCAGCACCGCGTCAGCGATAAGACGCTGACCCACCATCACACCTGCTCGAGCTCCGGAACCTCTGCAGACGAGACCTCATCATCAGCGGCGGCTTCATCCCCATGGCGCCAGGCACGATCCACGACGTTCTGGTGAACCTTGCACCAGCGCCCCCCGGGGACCTTAGGGCGCTTACACCATCCAAAGTGACCAACGCCAAGAGCGGGATCGCCGACGACCCAGCGGCAGTGGTGAGGCTCGAGCTCGATCACATCGAAAATGAGATCGCTGGTATCCTCCGACAGTACCATATCGAGATCGATCCGCTCGCGCGGCGCCTGGGAATCTCGGCGCGCTGGCTTTGGCGGACACGGCTTGCTCTCGATCTTCGGAAGGTCTGGCACGATCCGCCGTGGTTTTCTGGCCGGCGCGACTTCGCCCTTCTGGCGCTGTTTCTTGCGCAGCGTCGCCTTGGCATGGGCCACGCGCGCGTCGACCAGCTTTCCGTCAACGATGACGCGCTCGTGCGTCGGCCGCAGCGTCACCCCGGCGCGACGTAGACGACTGAGCTTGCCGATGATGGCAGACCTGCTGACACGAAGCGCTTCGGCACACGCGTCAGTGGACTTGCCGGCGTTCCAAAGCGCGATGAGCTTGTTGGTGCGCTCCTCATTCCACGGTGACCAGCTCGACGCTGCGCCAGTGACAGCTTCGCATGAGTTTGAGCCGTTAACCCTATGGATAGCCTTGCGTTCTAGCTTGTCTTGTGCCACGAGAGCCCTCGCGCCTTGAGGTCAAGAAAAAATTCTACGCGCGTAACTGCACGAGCACTGACTATTCCGGTTTGATAGGGTATGACTCTCGTACGCCGTCTTGACGCATCAAGACACTAGCCGGACGCCTTCAGGGGATCGGTTAACGATGAATCGAACGCATCATGTTCCTGCTCGAAGTCGGGAGGATCAAACAGATCGGGACGCAGAAGCCAGCGCGGCACACCGGATTCCCGCTCCATGTCTTTGACATGGTGGGACGGGCACCGATACCACCACCACACGGCCTGCTTGGACACACCCATGCGCCGCGCCGTCTCGGCTTCGCCGCCGATGTTCGCGATTGCCTGCGCCAGAGCAGGGTCCCTTGCACGCTTAACATTCGTTCCCATAGCGCCGGGAATATAACCACACTTGTTCAAAAAGTCGAGTGGAGCTTGACGGCGCACCAGCCTGCAGCGTTAATTCAGGGGTGTTAGATGGCTAGGTCAGACCAGAGGACTAAATTCGGGCAGAGGCTACGCAAGGCGCGAACGGACGCGAAGATTAGCCAGCAAGAAATTGCCCGGTTGATGGACGTGTCGAAACAGCTGGTCAGCCACTGGGAGACCGGCCGTTCGGAGATCACAGTGTTCGATGTGGTCAAGGTGGCGAAGATCGTTGGCGTCGACGTGACGTGGCTGTTGACCGGCATCGGGTCTGGCGAAAGCAATGTGAAGTTGCAGTTGCAGGAGGGTACTGCCGTGCCGAACCTCGATCCGGGAGAAATCCTCGACGTCGCGACCGGGCGCAAGAACCTGGAGGACATAAACAAGGTCCGCTATACCCAATCGCCTGTTTCTGCGCGTGCTTTATGCTTCGATGTCTTCGATCGGGCCATGGAGCCGCGCTTCGAGGTCGGGCACATCGTCGTTGTCGATCCTGAGCGCATACCAGAGCCCGGTGATTGCATCCTGGTCGCGCTTCTTTCCTCTCAGGAAATAAAATTCGGCCGCTACAAGCCATCTCCTGAATCCCGTGCCGGCCAGCCGCCCTTCACGCTGGAGTTTGACAACCGTTTCTTCGAACCGAAGTTGGTGACGCTCGCACATCAGCCGGTGTTTCTCGGGACGATGATCGAGCACGTCATCATCGGCAGCCGATGATCCATCGCCGCTAAAATCATCAGGCCGTCGTGCGGATCTGCACGACGGCTTTGTCTTGTGCGATTAGTCTAGTGTGCCTTGACGGTCATCGAGTCTCGTAGCATGATGCTTCCTCGACAAGATCGTGACCAAAGGGCTCATCATGAACGACATGAGCGAGGCCCCCCGGCAGGAAGATGGCACTCGCGAGCCGATGCCGGAGGGAGTTTACTTCGGGCTGCCTGAAGACGTCTACCATGCCGACCCATCGCTCGGATCGCATGACGTGATCCGGCTTTTTGCGGGCGCGCCCTATTACTGGTGGGAGAGCTGGATGAACCCGCTGCGCAAGCCGCGCGACGCGGACGCGCTCGTGTGGGGCAGCGCCTTCCACAAGTTCGTGCTCGAGGGCGAGGAAGCGTTTCAGTCTGCCTATGCCCAGATGCCTCAGATCGAGGACTATCCCAACGCGCTCAAGACGATCGACGACATCAAGGCCAGGATGCGAGAGCTCGGCATCGGGCCGCTCACCGGCAAGAAGGAAGAGCTGATGGAGCGGCTGAGAGCGGCAGCACCCGGCACCCTGTTCTGGGATGACCTCATCGCCGATGCGCTCGCGTCGGGCCAGACTCTGCTCAAGCCTGACGTGTGGCGCGAGATCGTGCTCTCGGCACAGATGATCGTCAAAAACCCGTCAATCGCCAAGAGCTTCACCGGCGGCTATCCGGAGGTGTCGATCTTCTGGCGCGAGGATGGCGTGCCGTGCAAAGCGCGGATCGACTACCTGCGGTTGCTTGAGACGGTCGATCTCAAGTCCATCGTCAATCCCATGCAGAAGGCGTTCGATCACGCCGTTCGCAGCGCGATCGCGAACTATCGCTACGATATCCAGGCCGCGCACTATCAGGTCGGCCGCGAGATGGCGCGCCGCTTCGCCGAGGAAGGCAAGGTGTTCGGAACAGAGGAAAAGACACCACCGCAGAAGTGGCTGAAGGCGTTCGCGAAAGTGCGACCGCAGAACGAGGCATCCGATACCGCAAATGGTTACACTTGGATATGGGTGTTCTACAGTAAAACTGGGGCGCCCATTGCAAAAGGCTATGAGTTTTCTAGCCAAGATGGTGCATTCGATTTGGCGCTACAGCATCGCCTTGCGGCCCTCGATCGCTATCGCGAGAACCTCGCGAAATTTGGCACAGATATGTGGATCCTCGATGAACCAATCGAGCTTATCACGGGATCAGATCTACCATCATGGATGGCGACATGAGCATACAGTGGCGACCGGTGCCGGGTTACGAGGGTATCTATGAAATTAGCGAGTTCGGAGATGTCAGAGCCCTACTCGCAATCAATGGATATCCGGCTGGCAGAATCAAAAAACCGAAATGGACTCGAGAGCGGACACGCTCAGAGGTAAAGCCGTGAAGACGCAACTCGTCACTCCACAGCAATTCTTCGAAGCGTTCGTGGCCGAGTACGAGCCGCGCGTGAAAGAGCTGTTGCCGACCACCATGAAGCAACCGCGCTTCCTGGCCGCGACGCAAATTTACCTGCAGAAGAACCCGAAGCTGCTGGAGGCTGATCGGCTCTCGCTGTACGACGCGCTGCTCAAATGCGCGCGCGACGGTCTCATGCCAGACGGACGCGAGGCCGCGATCGTGCCGTTTCGCGACACGGAAACGAAAAAGCTAATCGCGCAATACCTGCCGATGGTACAGGGGATCCTGAAGCGTCTGCGCCAGCTGACAAAGGCTTATTCGATCGAATGCGAGGCGGTTTACGAGGCCGACGACTTCAGCGTCATGCTCGGCGATGATCCGCGCATCTATCACAAGCCGAAAGTTGCGGGCGCGCGCGGCAAGGTGACGGCTGCCTATTGCATCATCAAGGATGCGCGCGGCGTGGCGCTGAGCCGCGCGGTGCTGCCGCGCGAAGAGATCGAGAAGATCCGCAGCGTCTCACGAGCAAAGACCAGCACGGCCTGGACGCAATGGTACGACCAGATGGCGATCAAGACGGCCATCCGGCGCGCGGCGAAAAACGTGCCGACGATGGATGAGGATTTCATTCGCCTCGTCAATGCCGATGACGACTATGTGCTCCTTGAGGGCCGCGCGACCGATATCACTCCGTCGCGGTCGGAGATGAGCGACATCACGCTCGACGATATCGACGAGGAAGGCAACATCCGCGTGCTCGCCGCCCCGGATGAGCTGGTCGAGGAAGAGGTTGCGGCGGATGATCTCGAGCCTGAGCATGACGAAGCATCCGACGCAGACGAGGATCCATTCGCCAGCGAGAGCTCGATCGACGTCATCGCTGAGCTGCGCGATGAGCTCTCGCAGTGCGAGACCAAGGACGAGGCGATGCAGGTGGCGAAGAAGTTCAAGTCGCAGCTCAAAACCAAAGAGGACCGCGAGCGCGCCAGAATCGCCTGGAAGGCCACGAACAAGCGCATCGCCCGGGCAGAGCAGCTGCGCCAACGCGAGCAGGCCGGGGCGTGAGATCGAGAGGGCGCGCATGTCCGTAATGAGCGACGAGGAGTGGCTCGACTATTTCGAGATTCATTGCCGGACGCCGCGTGCCGGTTTCGTAAAGGACAATATCGACAGGCTGTGCGATCTCGCCGGCGAACCCCGGTTCGAGGGTCTGGAAGACGGTGTGATCTATTCGCTGCGACCCGATTTCATCGATCCGCTGGTGAACCGAGCGCGTGAGAGGTTGGTGCGAAATGCCGAGGCCTGAGAAATATCGCCCGTCCATCCCGATGTCGGTGAAGGGCCAGGTGCTCATTCGCCAGGAAGGCAAATGTGGCTGCGGCTGCGGACAAAAGCTGCAGCACTGGAAGGATACCCAGTTCGACCACAACCCGGCGCTCGCCCTGCGGCCGTGGTCTGACAAGGAAGAGGACACCATACCGCCGGCCAATGACCCTGAGTACATCATGGCTCTGCGCAAGGAATGTCATGCCCGCAAGACCTATGGCGCCGGCCGCGCGATGAGAAGAGGCTCCGACATCCACGAGTTTCACCGCGGCCGGCGGCTGCGCGAGGCGCACCAAGAGCATCAGCTCAAGATGCTGAAGAAAACAGGTCTCGTTGGATCGTCGGGCGACCTCACGGACGAGTTCGAGATCGAGGTGCCGAAGAAGGAACGCAAGAAATGGCGCTGGCCGAAGCGGCCGTTTCCGACGAGCCGCGCGGCACGGCTGCGCAGAGAAGAAAGGGGCAACCGGTGATTGTCTGGCTGAAACAATGCAACAGCATGGACGACTTCCGTAAAACGCTGGAGGAAATGGAAAAAAGCGATAATCCGCGCGAGAGGGAGCTCGGCATGATCCTGGCCAAGATCATGCCAGAGATCATGCAATGGCACTTGCGGTTGATGGATGACGAGAGCATCAGCGCGAATGCGATTCTGGTTCATGCCATGAATATCGCCATCGCGATCATTCTCAGCATCGCCCTGAGCACGCTACCATCGCATCAGGTTGAGATTGCAATCAAGGATGTGGCGCAGGAGCTCGCCACCATACTCAGCAGAATCGCGCAGAACTATGGTGAGCCTGGACCCGCCGGGAATCTCAACTGATCTGCAAATTTCCTGAACAACAGATGGCTGACTAAAATGGCGAGCATTGGTATCGCGGAAGAGAGATTGGTCAACACGGACTTCGGCAATCTTGATGAGGTTTTGTCCGACCTGCTTAACCACGACGATCCGCGGGTCAAGGACGTTACCGAGCTCATGCGCAAGCTGATGCCTATCGCGATCGGATGGCTTCACGAGCGCCAACAGACAGACATTTCAATCGGAACGATGTTGCAACACATCGCCAGCATATCGACATCGCTCGCGCTGACGATGTCCATAAATGCGGTGCCACGGGACGAAGCGGTTCTCGCCTGGACGATGGTTTTGAAAATGATCAACGAGAGTATTTTGTCCGCGATCTCCGTTGAGGTCGCGAAACACGTCCTCGGGGGAGACGACGATGTGGAAGACGAAGCTGCTGAGTCTCAGCCTGATTCTGGTGAGCCTGACGGTGTCGGCAAGTGCTGATCTACCGTCGCGCACCCTGACGGCAGTTGACGGCGACACCGTGCGGGCAGGGACGGTCACCTATCGCCTACTCGGCTACGACACGCCGGAAACCATCTTCGCCAAGTGTCCTGCGGAGCGCATGCTGGGCCTCAAGGCCAAGGAGCGGCTGCAGGAACTGATCTCGACGTCTGAGAATGTGCGTCTTCTCGTCAACTGGCGCCGGAAAGATCGCTACGGGCGAGGTCTCGCACGGCTGATGATCAACGGCCGCGATATCGCCGACATCATGGTCGGTGAAGGTTACGCGCGCCGATACGACGGCCGCACCAAGCGCAAGGGGTGGTGCAGCTAAGCATCGCTCCCGTCCATTGAATGCGTGCGCGTATTGCGTCTAGTGTCGCTAGACCATAAAAGAAATTCATGCCGATTCGCTACACATCAGGGAACATCTTCGAAGCCGACGCGCAATGCCTCGTCAATCCGGTCAACTGTCAGGGCGTGATGGGTGCGGGCCTTGCCAAAGAGTTCAAGAAGCTGTTTCCGCAGTGCTCTGACGAATACCAGAAGGCTTGCAAGGAAGGGCTGATGCGGCCAGGCCTCGTCATGTTGACCGGGCCGGAGCGCGGGCATCACGTCCTGCACTTCGCCACCAAAGACGATTGGCGTCAGCCCAGTCTCATCTCGTGGATCCGCTTCGGCCTGTCGATGTCGGCCGTGATCCTGCAGCGTGCCGGGCTTCAGATCGTTGCCTTTCCTGCCGTCGGCTGTGGCCACGGTGAGCTGAGCTGGAGCGAGGTCCGCAGGGAGTTCGAGCAGCAGCTCGGCTCGGTGCGAGGCCTCGATGTCATCTGCTACGAGCCAGTGATCACGCAGTCGGCGCCACCCAAGAGACAATTCCGGAGAGCATCATGAGCGCCGTTCTCGCACTCACTTCGCATGCCAGAAGCTCCATTTTCGAGCCGATGCTCGCCACAACGGCTGCCAAGATCAGCAAGCTCAAATACCCCATCTATGCCTCGGCAAAGCTCGACGGGGTTCGCTGCCTCATTTTTGCAGGCGAGCCGTTAAGTCAGATGATGACGCCGATCATCAACGATCACGTTCGCAAGAGCTTGAACGGCCTGCCGGCGCTCGACGGCGAGATCACGATCGGCAGCGCCACTGAGGGCGATGTGTGGGGCCGCGCCATGAGCGGCCTGATGCGACGCGAGGGCGAGCCTGACTTCACCTACTGGGTGTTCGACACGTTTGCTGAGCCTATCGCCGCGGCACCGTTCGAGGAACGATTGGCAGCGATAGAGCGGCAGGTCGCGGAACTGCAGTTGCCGTTCGTGAAAGTGGCAAGCCATACGCTGTGCCAGACCTCCAGCCAGGTTGTGATGCTGGAGCGAACTGCTGTCGGGCGCGGCTTTGACGGCCTGATCCTTCGCTCGCCGAGCGAGCCTTACCAGTTCGGCACCGTCGGCATGCGCGAGCACATGATCAAACTGAAAAGATGGGAGCTCGCCTACGGAACGCTGATCGACGTTATCGAGGAAGTTCAGCGCGACGGCATAAGATCGCAGCCGATGGGTCGAGCCGAAGCGATCGTCGTGGCTTTCCGTCATCAATCGTTTGAAACAATGCTGACGATCAAGCATGGCATCGAGCATCGTGAGCGCATCCGGCTGTGGGTAGAGCGTGAACATCTGATTGGCCGGACTGTGCGCTTTCGGCATCAGCGGCATAACGAAGGTGCTCACAGAATGAATGTCTACGTCGGATTAGTCGAGTAGAACTTGACTAGCCGATTGATTTGGCTTAGGCGCGCTGTATAGTGTGGTGATATGTGAGGTACAAGTCATGCGGGCACAGCTGGAAGTGATTGAGATCCCGCCGGGCGCGACCAATATCCCGAACTGGATGCGCAACATCGTGGCGGATGTCGACGCAATCACGCGCGAGTTCCACATCCCGGGCGACGAGGTTCAATGCAAGCTGATCATGTCTGTCTCGCAGCTCAGAGAACTGCTGCGACACATCGATTTCATGCAGAGCCTTGACCTGGGAGGCATCCGAGATCGGGCTCGAGACAGGGCATGAGACGCAGCGGCAAGACAGCCGGCGGCGGACAACTCGACCTTCATGATCTGATGATCGAGCCGCCGGCAGGCGCGCCCGGCTGTCCTGGCTGCTCCAAACCGATGGTGCGACCCTGGCGGATCAATGTCGGCCAGGGCCCGGTCGTGTTGTGCCGATCGTGTGCGGAAGCAGAGCTTGAGCAGGCAGAATCCGGCGCTATGGCGCTCATTCGTCGGGTGATGAGCGAGCTTGGTTTCGAAGAGCACGATGAAGGATGGCGGCAGATAAGACCGTCGTAGCTGGCGAGTGGCGTACCAAACCAGAGGGCTTGAGAAAATGCGTATCACAAACTTTTCGATCGTTCACTTGATGCATCGCGCGGCGCAGAACACCGACGCGCTGTTTGGAGAAAAAGCCAAAGGCCTGACGCCGCGGCAATTCGTGGTGCTCGACACACTGCAGAAACTGGGAACCGCATCGCAGACCGATCTGGTGCGCAGAACGGGTATCGATCGCTCGACGCTGGCTGATGTGATCCGTCGACTGATTGGCAAGAGGCTGATCACCAGAAGGCGTAACCGCAGCGACATGCGTGCCTATGATGTGAGGCTCACCGAGCTCGGTAGGGGTCTGCTTAATGAGGTTCGAGTTGCCGCGGAGGAAGTCGACCGAATGATCCTCGATGCTGTCCCGGAGGGTCAGCGCAACAGCTTCGTCAGCGGATTGAGCACGCTGGCGAAATCAATGGAAACCGGTACGCGCGTATCGCCCCAGGCCTGAGCCTGAGCGAAAGGCCGGTCCTAAATTATCAGTTCGACGTCAGACAGGAGATTGGGCATGAAACTCTCGACTGCATTCTCTGCGGCCGTGCTGGCGGCTGCATTTGCGATGCCGGCGCAGGCCGATGAGCCAATCCACAACTGGTCCGGGCTCTATGTCGGTGGCCACGTGGGATACGCCGACGGCGATTGGCAGGGCACTCTGCACACTGCCGGATCAAAATCGGAGGACATCTGGGACAATCCGAACCAGAGCTATGGCTTTAATGGATGGCTGGGCGGTCTACAGATCGGGGCAAATCGACAGCACGGTTCGCTGGTGTGGGGCATAGAGGCTGATGCCTCCTGGGGTGATCTGGAAGGAAGCAAGGAAGTCTTCACGAAAACAAAAGCCGTGAGCTGGATCGACAACTTTTCAGTCGACGCCTTCGGTACAGTGCGTGGTCGTCTTGGCTTTCTTGTTACACCTCGTCTGTTGCTATACGGGACAGGTGGTCTGGCATGGGCAAAAGCCGACCTGAACCACACAGTCGTTGACAATCCCAAAAATAACCCAGGCATTACAGTCAAAGCATCGGCTGACGAGTACCATCTCGGCTGGGTCGCAGGCGCCGGCACCGAGTTTGCTGTAGCTGACAACTGGACCGTGCGGGGCGAGTGGCTGCACGTCAATCTCGGCGAGGCGAGATATCATGCCGTCGGTATGCAGTGGAGCCAGAACCAGCAATTCGACAAGCCGGTTGCAACCGACTCCATCACCGACACTACACTTGAGTTCGATATCTTCCGCGTCGGAGTGAACTATCGCTTCGGCAGCTGAGTTCCTGCATGATCATCGCGGCGCGGAGCATTCCACGCCGCCCCAGTTTTTCGTGAAGCTGAAGGAGAGTTAATCGTGGCTAGATTCAAGCGCCAACGCGTCCATAAGCCTGAGCGGGACCGCATCATTTTTCAGGTATTGCGAGCTGTACGGCATCTGTCTGCTCAGGAAATCTCCCAAAAATCCGGCGTATCGGTCGGCACGATCTACAATTGGCGCAACGGCACGACGCTCTATCCGCGCGTCAACACGCTCGCCAGCGTCGCGCGCGTCGCCGGAATGAAGCTGGAGCTGGTGCCCATCCACGAGCCGGCGACGCAAACGAAGCGGCCAAGCATCAGCAGCGAGGCGCGCATCGCGCTCAACTGATGGGCAGGAAAGCAGCTCCGAAGAGGACCGGCGCCGGGCGATCGCTCGACGCCGCCCTCGCCCTGCAGGCGCCGCTGTGGGAGAAGCGCCGCGCCATCGTGCGCGCTCTCGACAAAGCCTACATCAACCCCCAGGCCGGATACCGCGCCGGCCAGTCCGACACGAGCGTGCAGCGCGCGCTGCGCAAGTCAGGCATCGCTGTCGAGCTGGCCGAGATCAAGGCCATCCGTGCCGAGCTGTTCGGCCCGGTGCACCGCGAGATCAAAGCCGACCTCATGCTGCAGCAAGTTCAGAAGGTCCGCAATGAGCTTGCGTCCTGGCGCGATCGTCTCGCCGAGGTGATGACAGAGACCGAAACCGCTCTCGCAACAATTGAGGCCGAGATGGAGCGGATTTGTCGTGTGCGAAAAGTCTAGTGTCGCTTGACGTTATGCACTCATGGGGTCTACTTTGATGAGCTTCAAAGCATCTGGAGATCCCTATGAGCGGCAACGGGCATGGTAACGGCCATGGCAGCGGCCCTGGTAGCAATTCGACGGCCGCAGAGCACCTGAGGCAATTCATCGAGCAACTCGAGCGGCTTGACGAGGAAAAGAAGGCCATCGCCGACGACATTTCGAGCAAGTTCAAAGAAGCCAAGGCGATGGGCTTCGATCCTAAGGCCATGCGCGTGATCTTGCGGCTCAGGAAAATGACCGAGGCCGACCGTCAGGAGCACGAGACTATAATAGAGCTCTATAAAGCAGCTCTCGGAATGCTCGGCGGAAGGCCACTGTCGCCGCCGACGGTCAAGAAGCTGTCCGGAGAGAATGAGCCAGAGCTTGATCTGCGTCCGCCAGAGCAAGAGGAGCCTGACGAGATCGACGCGCTGACGGAGCCGAAGGAGACCATCGAAGAGGCACGTGAAAAGGGGCGCGAGGCAGCGCGTGCCGGCAAGAAGATCACGGAAAACCCCTATCCCGCCAACGACGAGCGGCGTGCCGCCTGGGATGAGGGATGGTGTCAGGAAACGGGCACCGACGGATTGGAAATTCCCGAGGCATGGCGGCGCAAGCCGAAAGAGAAGAAGCCGGAAGACGAGCCGGACAGCAAGCCAGGTGAACAGCCGCCGGCGCCACCGCCAGCTGAATAGGAGATTAAATGCGACGCGCCTCAGCAACTCTTATGTATTCCGACGACACGCGTTCGGCTCTAAGGGGGCTCGAGAGATTCGGGAAAATCCTCGAGCCACACGAGGTCGACGAACCGATCCTGACGCCACCAGTGCGCAGCGCCTTGATCGAATGGATGCGCGAGATCAACCATCGCGACAAGCTGGCGGAAGTTGGCCTCAAGCCGCGGCGCACCGCGATGCTGTTCGGGCCGCCAGGTACAGGAAAAGCCCAGCCCAACACTTCGTTGGTTAAAACGCTATCGGGTTGGTCAAAACTCGGTGACTTAAAAGTCGGAGATCAGATCGCGTCTATAGATGGTGCGCCATCTATGGTCGTGGGGGTGTTTCCGCAAGGCGAACGCGAGGTTTGGAGAGTTCACTTCAGCGACGGCAGTATTGTCGAGTGTTGCGCGGAACATTTGTGGTTGCTGAAGCACAAAGACTGGCACAGTCAACGCGTGCTCGAAACCAAAACTATTGCCGAAAAACTGAAAAGGAAGTCGAACCAGTGCCGACTAACTGTTCCGCTGGTTACTGGTGACTTCGGTCATACGAATGAGCTGCCCATTGACCCGTATTTGCTTGGAGCGCTGATCGGAGATGGCAGCCTGCGGGAAAAGGAATCGATTAGATTCACCGCAGCCGATTCAGATGTAATCGAGCGCATCAAGGCAGCTCTTCCGGATGAAATGGAATTGCGGTGGATTGACCGCTACGACTACCGAATCGTCAATAAGGAGCGCAGCGGAAAAATCACATCACTGCGTGATGCCCTTGTTCGGCTTGGACTGTCTGGCCTTCACAGCTATGAGAAGTTCATCCCGGATCTCTACAAGCTTGCATCGAAATCAGCCAGACTAAAGGTGCTGCAAGGCATTCTCGACACTGACGGTTACGCTCAGCGTTGCAACAACGTTCAGATATCGACCACCTCAGAGGTTCTCGCTCGCGATATCGTCGACGTCGTGAATAGCCTCGGCGGAATCGCTACCATATCGCCAAAACAGCCGACTTACACGTATCGGGGAGAAAAGCGCAACGGAAGGCCGGCGTGGGTTGTCCACGTGCATCATCCTTTCGGACGAGACCTGATGTCTCTGCCTCGCCATAATAGCAAGCTGCCGGAACAGCAGGGAGCATCGCAGGCGCGGCGCACTATCGAACACGTGGAGCGAACAGGCAGATTCGAGGAAATGTCATGCATCAAGGTTTCACATCCGAGTGAGACTTATATCACCAACAACTATGTGGTTACGCACAACACCACATTCGCGCACCACTTCGCAGCGCGTCTTGGATTGCCGCTCGTTGCAATCCAGAGCGAGGACGTTATCAGCCAGTGGGTTGGCGAGACCGGGCGCAACCTGGGCGAGGTATTCCGCCTGCTCGACCAAGCAGCCGACAAGTGCGTGGTCCTGTTCGACGAGATCGATGCCATCGCTCCGCATCGCTCAGGCTCGCAAGCCTCCGACAAAGAGCGCTCGGCTTATCTCACGGTGATGCTGCGCCGGATCGAGCAGTTCCAGGGATTGTGTCTCGCGGCGACGAACAAAAAGGAAAATATCGACAGTGCCTTATGGCGCCGATTTGACATGCAGGTTGAAATGGGCCTGCCGGGCGAGGACGAGCGCTTTGCCATTCTTCGACGCTATGCCGAGCCGTTCGAGCTGACCGACGAAGACACCGATTTGCTCGTTGATCTGACCTACGCATCATCCCCTTCTCTGCTCCGCCAGCTGATGGAAGGGATGAAGCGGGCGCTCGTGTTGTGGCCGGTGCTTGGTCGTGATGTCGGTGATCCGGTGGCGGTTTTCCGTCAGATCACGTCCTCCATCTCGCCGCCACCCGAGATGGAAAAGCCGCCGTTGTGGGATGGTCAGAAGGACCTTCGCAAGCTCGCCGGCATGACGTGGCCGCCAGTGCGCAAGGCACCGGAGGCCTGAACCCGTGTCGGTGTCCATGCGGCGCGCGGATCTCGATGACTTCGCGCGCTATCTCACCTTCAACGGGGCGACGATCGAGGAGCCGACCAATCAATGGGAGGTCCTGCGCTATCGCATGCCGCGCGTCGGCACGATCGTCATCTACACGAATGCGCGCGGCGAGCTGACGATCCCGCCGGCGGCAAGCAAGCATTTCATGGCCTTCAAGCGCGGCAGGTTCATTGAGCCAGAAGAGCCGATCGGGGAGGTCAAACGCAAATCGAAGCTGTCAGGAAGCCGACGGCACGATCTGCGCACGATACTCAAACTTCGCGACGGCGAATGGTGCTGCGTATGTGGTCAGGCGCTCGATGGCGATGAGACGATCGAGCACTGGCTGTCACAAGACCACGGTGGGATTCACGTGCCGGCCAATCTGGCCCTGGCACACAAGGCCTGCAATGCGCTGCTCGACAATCTGCCGGTGATCCAAAAGTTCAAGTTCATCATGGAGATACGCACGATTGTGAGCAGACTCGCTCCTGATGAAAAATTCGACCCGGAGCGGCACGCGCACCATCTCTTGAGCCTGAGCAGAAAGCTGAAGTCACAGCGATCCAGGGCCGCAACAGCAGGCACGCCAGGCCTCACCATCAAAGCAGATGGTGGCACGGAATCTACACCGGAACCGGCAAACGGTTAAGTATAACTTGACGGTCAATACTCATGTGATTAGTCTCAAACGCGCTGCACCCGACTGCCCCCCCCATCTGACGTCGGAATGCAGCCTCCCCCGTGAGGTGGCCGCCTGCCCTCCCTAGTCTGGCGGCCACCTCGACAATCGCAGTTTCCGGCTGATCGGTATGTTGCCTGGAGAACACAAGGTCACAGCATCGTCTAGTGTGACTAGCCAATTGGTCTTGTCTTATGAGAGGGCGGGATGCAGGGTTGCGGCCCGGGCGGCTTCCCCTGGTTCAGTAAGCGGCGTTCTTCGCGACCATCGCCCTGGTTCCATGGAAGAAGGACAGCCATGATGAAGAAAGTAAGGAAGACTGCATGCCTTGTAGGTATCGCAGCACTATTCTCGAGCGGTGCGCTCGCTGCTGATTACGGCGGGGCATGCTGCCAGGATCTTGAGGAGCGGATTGCCGAGCTCGAGGCGACGGCCGCGCGCAAGGACAACCGCAAGGTATCGCTGACGGTCTACGGACAGGTCAATTATGCGATCCTCCACACTGAGATCGACACTCCATTCGATGGTGTGGGCATTTCTGAGACGACGATCACCAATAACCCGAACTCGCAGACTCGGTTCGGCTTCAAGGGTGATGCCAAGATTTCACCGGACTGGTCGGCTGGCTTCTTGATCGAGCTCGGCATCGGTGCGGCTGAGCCAGCAATCGGAATCGACGTGGCGCCGTTCGACGTATCGCTCGGCAGTGGCGGCAAGATCAACAGCGATCTCGTTGTCCGTCATTCGGCTCTTTACTTGCAGCATGCGCAGCTCGGCACGGTGTGGCTTGGCCAGACCAGCACCGCAACCGACGGCATCGCGGAAATCTCTGTCGCCAATACGGCGGTCGCCAGCACGCTGCTGTCATTTGAGCCGCTGTCGAGCGCATGGTTGGGTGGCGTCAATACACCGTTCGATGGCGGTCGAACCGACGTTGTGCGGTGGATCTCGCCGACGTTTGCCGGTTTCTCTGTCTCGGCTGCCTGGATGGGCAACGCCGAGGACAGCTGGGACGTGGCGCTGCGCTATGCCGGCGAGCTGGGCGATATCAAGCTGGCGGCTGGCATCGGTTATCGGAAGGCAGACAGCGATTTCGATACTGGCGTCGAGACCATCGCCGGATCGGCATCCGTGATGCACGTTCCCTCCGGTCTGTTTGTCAGCGGAGCTGCCGGCAAGGTGGAAGGTGTTGCAACCAGCGGCATTCTTCTCTCGGTGCCTGTCGTGGACTTCAGCGCGCCGTTCTGGTTCGTCGATCCGAAGGCGGTTCACGTCCAGGGGGGCATCGAAAGGAACTTCTTCGGCTGGGGCAATACGACCCTCTATGGCGAGTGGGCCCGCCTCGAGAGCAGCCTTTGCGACTGTGAAGATGGTGACGGTGACTATCGGCTCGACTTCTGGGGCCTCGGCGTTGTGCAGTCGATCGATAATGCGGCCACTGATCTCTATGTCGGCTACCGCAACTACGATCTCGACGTCGAAGGCGTAAACGCCAGCACCGTAGTGGGTGGCGCGATCATCCGCTTCTGATCTGCCAGAGAGGGAACCATCGGGAAACCGAGGTGGCAGAGGCCGGGATGGGGGGTAGTCATCCCGGCCGCTTTTTTTTGAGAGCACAGCCACGATCATGGCAAAGCGCATTAGACTGACGGACGTAGAGCCGCCACGGCTCATCAATGAGACCGAGACCGCTCACTACCTCGGCATGTCCATCTATGAGTTTTCGCGACGCTCAGAAGAGCTCGAAACAAAGCTCGGACTCCCAAAAGCCCATCCTGTACTCGGCAGGAGAGACCGCTTCGCCATTGACCAATGGTTGGACAAGCTCTTCGGCGCGGCAGGAAAACCGACTAATCTCAGCGACCTGATACGATCGAGAATGGGGTCGCTAAGGGATGGGGAACGTGCGAATTAGGCACTACCGTGTCAAGAACGGCCGTGGGTATTGGGAGCCTACGCCGGCCATGAAGGCCAGAGGCTTCCGAGTGCTGCCGCTTGGACCGGATGGGCCGGAAGCCTGGGAGAAGGCCGAAAAGCTGAACGCTCAGTGGGATGCTGAGCGCAAGGGGCAAGCCGCCAAGCGCACATGGCCAGACGGCACACTCGGCTGGCTATTCGACCAGTACCGCAAGACAAACGAATGGGCGCGCAAGAAGCCGCGCACCCGCGAAGAGTGGGATCTCGCCTGGAAGGTGATCGAGCCGGTCTTCGCAGACATACCAGTCGCGAGCATCGATTATCCGACCTGCGATGCGTTCTATGCCGAGCTCGACCGAAGCTTCAGCCTGCACAAGAAGCACAGGGTGTTCAAGATCCTGAGGGCGCTACTCGAGATCGGGATCGCGTTCAAGCTCATCAAAGAGAACCCAACCCACCGAATCGCCAACTCGGCGCCGGCGGGGCGCAAAGAGATCTGGTACGAGCCGGAGGTCAAAGCGCTGATCGCAAAAGCGAAGGAGCTGGGCTATCGCGGGCTCGCCCTAGCCATCGCGATCGCCTACGACACACAGATGCAGCCCGTTGACGTCCGCCAGCTCACCTTGGCCATGAAGCGCCGGGACGAGAACGGCGTGTGGTTCGAGACGAAGCGCGGGAAGACGGAAAGAGATGTCTATGCCACGCTCTCGAAAGAGACGGAGGAGCACCTGAACTGCTATCTCGCCGAGCTGCCGTTCGCGGTGCCGGACGACCAGCCGTTCATTCGCAACCGGTCGGGCCACATCTACTCGAAGGACACCCTGGGCGATGACTTCCGCGCCGTGCGCAATGTTCTCTTTCCGGGCGACACCCGGCGAATGATGGACCTGCGCCGCACAGGCAACGTAGAGGCCATTGCAGGTGGTGCGCAGCCGACGCAGCTCGCCGCCAAGCTGGCCAACACGCTCGCTCAGTCGAACGCGATCTTCGGAACGTACTCCCCGACCCAGCTGCAGGTGGTGCGTCAGGCCGACGAAATGCGGCGCGCTGGACGTCAGAAGCTGGTGCCGCTCAAGGCCAGAAGGGAACAAAAGTAG